CACCGTAGCCGGACGAACCAATCTTGGCACCGTAGCCGGACGAACCAATCTTGGCTCCGTAGCCGGACGAACCAATCTTGGCACCGTAGCCGGACGAATTATCCTTTATGCTCGTTTTTATTTTTTCAGGCGATGTGATCTCTTTTAGCCACTCAACTCCAAGATTGATCATGTCTGCCAATTTTAACTCTGCTTTTATTTTAATCTTCGATGAGCAAATTTTTGTCCCTCTATCCTCCTTGGATATATTCCCGTCTTGCTCTACTTCGCAAAACCTAGAGTCTATCATAGTATAGTGATCAAAAACATCAAATGGGCTTTCGCAAGCGTGAAATCCTCTGTTACACACCTTGATCTCTCCATCCATCTCATATTCCTTGCCTATTTCATATTGAAAATCCCGGCATTTTAAATTTTTGTCAAATCCCTTGTAAGATTTTATAGCAGCCATTTTATTTATCGTTTACTAGTTCTACAATGTCTTTTCTTATCTCTATCAATTCTTCTTTGCTAAGTGTCTTTAATTCGTCTAGGATATCGTCCTTCCTCGATCGATTCGGTCTTGATGGAGCTTGTACCACGTACAACACCCCGAAATCATTTTTCTGACTCATAAGTCATTATTACGATTTGATTTATCACAACAAATACTGATACTATGCCAAATATCAGTAAATGGATATGAGAAGGTTTTTCATTCCATTCGAAGATTGCGACTATTGAGGCCAGTCCCAATATTGTAGCTAAGACCATCCTAAAAGTAAAGATGATAATGCTCTTTATGGCCCGGAATATCTTCCAGAACCATGCTTGGTTTCTCTTTATCATATGTTGTTGATTTAAATTTCTTGATGTGAAAAGGTCTCATATCCTCACGGACGGAGACCTGCGTTGCAATTGTGACTGATTTTCTGATTGAATAAGCACCCGTTAGGGGTGAAACGTGCTCCCTGCCGGGCTTGAACCGGCGACCCTAAAGGCTCTGACCAACTGAGCTAAGGGAGCGTTTGCCGGGGAATCCCACCCCGGCACAGTTTAATAATAACTAATATCTAATTGCCTGCCTCACGGCGGTATTGTAAGGTCTTGGTAGCTTTATTACACATAAACATGTCAAACAGTGCAAATGGTTTCGTCCCGCCTCCGGTCTCGCTCCGGAACCTGCGAGTCTTAGGCTCTCTTGGCGGGAATAGTTGCGGTCTTGGCTGGATTTGCCTATCTTTAGGCCGCTAAACATTAAAAAACAAACATATGAAACTAACAAAAAATCAAGTTGAGCGTATTTGCTCAACACTTTCAGTCAGGAGACCGTGTATTAATTGTGGATACGATGGGCCAGTTAATGGCCCCATGAAAGCGGTAAACCTAGAATCCAGCGTATTGACATCTAATGATATCGATATAACTGGTAGTATGCGTTTTCTGACTTTCGTTTGTCCAAAATGTGGATACACGATGTTTTTTAACATCGACAACCTATTGGAAAACCCATGACAAAATACCATCATCGGATACATAAGCATGTATGTATCTTTTTTTGACAGTCGAGGGTGATTCGTTAGGATCACCCTCTTGCTGTGATATCCAATCAAAAATCTCAACAGCCGATCTCAGCAATCTCGTCTCATTGGAACAGCATCTCGCGGCTTGCTCCACGCACCACATCTTTAATTCTCTTTCTTTCATACCTTAATGTTAAAAATTAGCTCCCCCACAACCTCCAACGGTTTCGAACCCGAATCATAGACGGGTGGGGGAGTATATCGTACATCCTCCATGATGGTTAACCAATGCCGCCGCCGGCATAACACCAAAAGGAGACACGGAAGATGTTATCGTAAGCTATATCCCATCGTGGGTCACGGCGCATATATCGCTATCACGTTACCTTGATATAGCCGGGAACCTCACGACGTTGAAGGCGTCGCTGCGTTCCGGGTCACAATACGTCAAAGATCTTAATGGTGGGCATCCGGGAATCGAACCCGGAGCGGGAGTGAAAGATTAACTAAAACCTATATACCTTAAAATGATCCGCTTCCGGCCGTGACGCTTCACTAGCCATGCCCTTTGTGTTAAACGACCTTGTTCCTCTCAAGGAATCGGTCGATGCTTCTAAGCTCGTACCATATCATGGAGCCGAACTTGGAGAATGATAGCTCCGCTTTTTCCCGCAAGGATCTCAAAAAATCCTCTGAGCATCCGAGATACGCTCTCGCCTCCGTTTTCGAGAGCCATATCTTTTGGATAGGTTCTACTTTTCCTGTCTTTCTCTCTCGTGCCATGATCCATTATTTTATTTCAACACCTTCGTAAAACTTTAATGCCCTGTCTCTTATCAACCTTGAATTCTCCGTGTTCGTCACCCCGTTTAACGCATCACGAACACATATATCAGAGAATCCGGTGTCTTTTGCTATTTTTTTTCTTGCCCCATATGGAACTAAAATCTTGTTTCTTTTCATGACTATAATTATTTTCCTATATTTGCGTATTAAACTTATAAGTATCGGTTTCTTATATGAATCCGATGCAAATATATAGACTATATTCTAATAATTCTCATATTAACGAGAATATATACTCAGTATTAACATTAATTATACAATACGCTTATGGATGCAAAAGATAGGATTTCAAAATATATTGATTTTAAAGGTATTAGCGTTTATAAGCTGGAAGTGGATGCAGGATTTTCCAATGGGTATTGGAGAAAGACAAGAAGCATTTCTGCTAACGCTGTTGAGAATATACTTAGAGTATATTCCGATTTAGATCCCGTATGGGTTATTACAGGGGTAGGCGACATGCTAAAGCAACCGTCAACCCAAGAAGCATCCGGAGACATAATCCCTTTGTCCCATCCTAAGACTCCGGACAAGATATATCCGATGTCCGAGTTTAACTTATACGATATAGATGTATCTGCTGGGTTAAGTCGTCTATTCTCGGAGGATGGGGATCGGAACAAGGCTTACCTAGGGAAAATATCAATACCGAATATGCCTAAATGCGACGGTGCAGTAAAGGTGATAGGTGATTCCATGTACCCGTTGCTTAAATCCGGTGATATAATAGCGTACAAAGAGGTGCATAGCATAGAATCCGTGCAATACGGTGAGATATACATATTGCAGATCGAGAATGATTCCGACGTGTCCGTCGTGGTTAAATACGTGAAGAAGTCAAGCGAGGGTAACGACTACTTGAATCTAGTGTCATATAATAAGGAGCATGACCCGAAGGACGTGAGGAAGGAGAGTATAACGGCGTTGGCGAGAGTTATTTTGTGTATAAGACAGTTTAGTATAATGTGATATAAAATGTATTCATTAAATATAAAATGCTTTTTTTTCATTTGTGCTTTTCTTGTATTGTGCGAAGATACGGTATTGCCTCAATCAAGGAATAGCATATTTGTTGTTCCTAATGGCGGGAATAGTGGAATATCGTTGTTTGAAAACAACCGTTATAAAATATCTTCCGGACAGACACTTATGAGTGTGAAAAATATGTCAAAATATGATGAGGCTGAAATGATAGGCATCATACAAGACTATGGCATAGTAATTTATAAAAAAGATACATTTTTGGTTAAAATAAAAGATGTTAAATCTAAAGACGGTTTGAGCATTAATGAATTTATACAAAAGATACGTAATGATGATAGAAAAGCATTATTAGAATGCAAGATTAAGGAGTTGCATAGTATGGTTACTCCAGTAAATGGAGACGTTTATGCTAAAGCTAATGAATTATTTGTGTCAAATTCTTTTATTGATGATGATTCTAGGATAATAAACAAAGGTGATGATTTGTTGCTTTTAGGGTATAATAACGATACTATATATTTTAACAAGGATTTTGGTATTTATTTTACGGTAGCAAAAAATCTCAATTCAGAGTTGACAAATAATATCCAAGCACAGATAGATAAGATAAAAGAAGATGAATATAGAAAAGAACAATTAAAATTGCAAGAAATTCAAAGAGAAAAAGAAAAAAAGTTGGAAAAATTGAAACAAGAGCTTTTCCAAAAAAGCAAGGAGCTATATGGAGAGAAATGTGCTAAGGCTATTATTGAAGAGAAAATTTATATAGGAATGCCTTCTGGTGCTGTTAAATTATCTTGGGGTAAACCTATAGATATAAATAGGACTATCAGTAAATACGGAACTCGCGAACAGTGGGTATATGGCAATGGGTGTTATCTTTATTTTGATGATGGGATATTAGAGACAATTCAGGATTAAATGTATATTCCCAACATTAATGATGGTGCCTGCAAGGGTGATATTGTGCATACGGAAGTTTAATATAATGTAAAATGCAATTTGAATATATATGTATAAGTATTTTTTATTATTCGTTATGTTTGTTTTTATGACATCTTTTAAAGATGGCATATCAATAGAAGACAGGTTGGTTTCTTTAGAATCAAAAGTAAGTTCTCTTGAAAAAGAAAATAAAGATTTAAAAGATAGGGTATTGTCCTTAGAGAAATATATAAATATCAATGATAAAAATGAAGTTGATGTCGAAAACAAAACAAATATAAAAAATGACAATAAAACAAATGTTTACAGATCGACATATTCAGATAACAGATGCCAAGCTACAACTAAAAAAGGAGAGCGATGCAAGAGAAATGCTGAGCCCGGAAGTAAATATTGTTGGCAACATAATAAATGATCTTATGTATAAGCATTTAAGATTATTGATATTGGATAAAACAACATGGGAAACTGGGAGAAAAAGCAGGATGAGAAACGGGACATCCGTGAGCGAGAAAGGGTTTCAAAAGAAACACTCGGTAAGTTCTTTTATGACCTTTCCAAATTGTCTTTCGCGGCATTAGTGATAGGGAGCGTTGCGTCGGTTGTTATAAATAAGGATAACATTGATTCTTATATTATCATGTCAATCGGGGCGTTTGTTACTTACATATTTGCTTATATTGGGTATAAAATAATAAAGTAAAATAGTATGGGAGCATTAATAGGATTATTCTGCATAATGGCAGTTGTAGGATCAGCCATAGCGATTTGGCTTAATACTAAGTCTGGTAAAAAGTGGTTGGAAAGCCTTTAATTGATATTCTCGTGGGTCTCATTGTATAATATAGAGACCCACATTGAAAGAATCAAGCCTCGCTATATCTGTACTCGACAAGACATCTGGTCAAGTCCATGAGATCGGACATGCAGTAACGGGCTTTTTCCGCAATATCCGATTCCGATATTAGTATCTCCTTGGATATGAACAATAGGCTCAAGACAAGTGAATTTGAGATACTTGATACAGACTTGCCAAGCTGCGCTAGATCGCATACTTGATCTTCTGTGAGGTCGGGGAACCTCTTTTTAAATTCGCACGATTCCATGTGTTATAGATTTAATGCCGGACGTGATTGACCGTACTTTTATAAAACATCTGGTAGGCGAATAAGTTCAACGGGTGATTGGTATTTATCGGGTATTTCCATTAATAAATAGTTAGCCTGTGACAATATACCCAAGGAGGTATGATTCAAGGCGAATAATGTTGTGTCGTAATCTTGTTGCAAATATATTTTATTTGCATCTTAAATATATGAATATTAATATTTTATGTGTTTGTAATAAATGTTTACGAAACATATATGTATCACTTCTTGTTTATTTTTGTTATTGTATTGATAATTAGTGCTTTGTGCTTTGTTTGTTATAAAAAAAAGAATACGTTTTACTTAATTAACTGCGGTTATCTATGGTTATCTATGGTTATATTGTAGCTTTGTGTCGCAAATTTGTCGCAAATTTGCGGCGCAAAAATTAATATCATGGGAAGTATAGCGTATTATCTCGACATCAGGAGAGCTAAAAAGGACGGGACATATCCCGTCAAGTTGTACGTGAGTCATCACAAGAAGTTTTATGTCAAGACATCCTTCACGTCCAAGATAGATGAGTGGGATTCGTGCCAATACTCCAAGAAAGCTCCGAACTATAAGTCTAGGAACATGGCATTAAGAGCAGCTATAAACAAGGCTGAGGAAGTTATGTATAGACTAGAGATGGACGGAAGGTTGGCGGGTATATCGGACACGGCTTTGAAGGCTATAATAGAGGAGGCTATATCGGGCAAGCCTAGGAAAGAGATAACGATAGTGGATTGTTTTGACAGGTTTATTGTTACGAAAAGCAGGAAGAATACTATTATAACCTATGAGGCCACTAAGAGGAAGATAGTGTCGCTAGGGTTCGATATGCCTATAGGGGATATAGATAAAGCTTGGTTAATCGGGATAGACAAGCGAATGGAAGAAAGGGGGCTTAGCATAAACTCACGAGCGGTACATCTTAGAAATATAAGAGCTGTAATAAATTATGCCATAGATGAAGAGCTTATCAGTAATTACCCATTTAGAAAATTCTCGATTAGAACTGAACAAACGAGAAAGAGATCCCTTACTGTAGATGAATTGATAGCACTTAGGGATTACAAATTAGAAGGAATAGCGGTTAAATATAGAGATATCTTTATGCTTATGTTTTATCTTATCGGTATAAATGGTGTGGACCTATTTGGTGATTGCCAAATTGTAAACGGACGGCTGGAATATCGGAGATCTAAGACAGGGAAGTTATATTCCATCAAGATAGAACCGGAGGCTATGGAAATAATAAAAAGGTACGAAGGAGATGGCAAGGTAGTTGCCGTACCAGAGGAAAATGGAGATTATGGTTATTTTATGATAAGAATGGCTACAAGGTTAAAGAAGATAGGAAAGGAAAAAGGAGGAGACTCATTGTTTCCCGGCCTATCCTCGTACTGGGCGCGTCACACGTGGGCCACTATAGCCGCCTCGCTCGATATACCGAAGGAGACGATATCCGCCGCTTTAGGTCATGAGATAGGATCGCCAATAACATCTATTTATATAAGGCTGGATCAAAAAAAGGTTGATGAGGCCAATCGCATGGTTATAGATTACGTCAATGGCTACAGGAAAAGCAGGGATGAGAGGTGAAATAGAACAATAAAACACGCCCGTGTCAGAAAAAACACGGGCGTTATACTTTTTGGATGCGACAAATAGAACTATTTTGTCCTTTCGACCAAAATCGTTGAAATTCGAACTTGCAGTTGCTGCAACTCGATATTATTCAGTTCTTCCAAATCAATGTTCGCTATTTTTACTTTCCGATTTTCGTCAAAGGAATTTTTCTTCTCCTCATGAAGAGCGGTTACTAACTCGTCTATTTGACCCTTGATCTTTTGAGCCTTTAGCTCATAATTGATAGTTCTTGCCATAATATAGTTTTTTAATGTTATTTATTTGTGAAATCAAGCTTATAGCCTAGTGCATCACCTATCTTGGATAATAGGTCAACACCTGTGCTATACTTCCCAGTTTCTATCCGGGCGATGTTTCCCGGCGCTAGGCCTGTAAGTTCAGCTAGTTTGTACTGTGATATCCCGGCCTCCATGCGGAGCTGGGCTATCCGCTTGCCTATTCGCTCCCGGTCATTCATATCGCCCTTTCTTTACATTTACTGTTATTACCGTGTAAAATGGAGCCTCCATCCCTACTTGACAGTAGGCGTTGCCTTCCTTGTCTACCCAAACAGCCTTACCATAGCTGCTATCTGGATGATTGGTAGTGGATGTTACTTCAATCTCTTTGCCGTTCAAATTATTTTTAAGATATGTTTTCATAGATATTAATTTAAAAATCATACTGCTCGACACCCAAAGGGAGTAAAAGAGGCTCACCGTCGCTACCTTTTACCGGAAGCAATATACCTTCAAATACAATCTTCTCTCTATTCGTAAACCATAAAGAAGACCCTATTTCTTTTTCCCCGACCAAATTAGACGCTGACACACCCATTTCTTTTTTATTGTCAGCATAATTGTAGGAGCACCCATTAGGTAAATCACCATATCTTTCAGCTTTGACTACCTTGCTGAAATCAACTTCTATACCTTCATATCCTAAATCATAAGATGCTTGCAAAAAAGGAGTGTACCATCCACAAAGATCACATTCTTCGGCGTGTTTTTTACCTAATTCATAGGCTCTTTTATAATCGCTTATCGTAATTTCTCTCATTTTCTTAATGCCGCTTATCCGTTGCCGCCGGTTCTATTGTTATTTTGATATTGCAAATATACTATCAAATTTGATAGTATGCAAGTTTTTCAATGATTATTTTTTATGCTCTATGGCATATTTTCTTTCTCTTTTTCCTCCAGCACTTTTTTAAGCTGATATAGGCTCAAAATATCATACTCAAATGTCGGATTGTCCCAATTTTTCCGGACAGAGTTCGTTTGAACCGATATAAATTTCCGAAGGTCGAAGATATATTGGCATTGTGACAGTCTTATCTCGTTAAATGTGATCTCGTAGTTATCAAACCACTCAAGCAGTTGTTTAAGTTCCTCGTTCATGGTATATAAATGATTAACACCCGCGAATATACCCAATTTAACCTTGCTATTTTAGGATATAAAGAATTTTGTCTATATTTGCTTCAAATTTGTGACTTGTATTATTGATTGGATATTATGTTTAACAATATAATATAGGTCACTTATGGATTTTTCTAACAACTCATCTCAAAGGCAACAAGTGGACGTTTACTGTCCTGTCCATCATAATTGGATTGGCCACTATGATTATGGCTCCAAGGGAGTCTATTATTGCTGGTGCAAGAAATGCAAGAAAGAAATCAAAATCGTTATGGGAAAATGAAGAGGTTGACGCAAAAACAAGAGAATTTCTGTAATTATTATATCGAGTGCGGCGGGAACGCTTCCGAGGCGTACAGGCGTGCCTACTCTTGCGATAAATGGAAAGATAAGTCCGTATGGGAGAAGGCTTCGGCTTTATTGGATGATGTCAAGGTTCAGTCAAGGGTAAGGGAACTGCAAGAGGAGCAGAAAGTTAAATCTGATATAACCAAGGAGAAATTACTGGGCGAGTTAGGTAACATAGCGTTCTCGTCCATAGCCCACCTTCACAATACATGGATAGAGCGCAAGGAGTTCGAGAGTCTAACGGACAAGGAGAAGTCGGCTATCAAGAGCATATCTACTAAAATCCTGAAGAAAAATATAGGGACGAGCGATGACCCGGAAATCATTGACGTGGAATATGTCAAGATAGAGATGCACGATAAGCTGAAAGCCATAGAACGTATCTGCAAGATGCTTGGCTTTGACGCTCCAACCGTTGTAGACCTTGGCAAATCGCTGATCGGAATAGATACCGGAATAGATGATTAGTGTTCTATTTTTAAATAAATGGCTATGTTTGTTAGAAAAAATACGAGGTTTATAATTTTATAATTGTTCTATATTTAATATTTTGGGAGCTGAGACGGATAACAGGAGGATAATAAGCTACAAGAGGTTCAATCCGAACTTTCACCATTTGAAGCTGGCGTTGGGGAATGACGATATAAGGTTCATCTTCATGTACGGGGGATCGTCTTCCGCCAAGTCTTTCTCAGCGGCCCAAGCCTTCCTGTTGGAATGTATATCCAAGGGCTATAACACGATTGTCTTTAGGAAGACCGGAGCAACCATAGCGGACAGTATCTACAAGACGTTCCAAGAGGCGGCTAAATCATTGCATATAGATACTTTTTTCAAATTCCAAGAAAATCTTATAAGGTGTTTCAACGGTTCCTATATCCGGTTCAAAGGGCTGGACGATCCGGAGAAGATCAAGGGTCTCGAATCTTATCAGTACGTGTTTTGCGAGGAGATATCCGAGTTCGATGAATCCGACTTGAAACAGATAAGGAAGCGTCTCCGTGGTCGCAAGGGACAGAAGATCGTAGCTCTATTTAACCCGATATCGGAGGATCATTGGATCAAGAAAAAGATATTTGATACCGAGACATTGACCGAGGTGGACAATCATCTGTACGGGAAGCTCAAGGATAGCGTAACGGGTAAGATACTGCCAAAGGAATATTCCGAGGTAGGGAGGAAATGGGTCAATTCCGAGCGGACCATATACAACCCAAGAAAAAAGACTTACGAGACGCACCGCCCGGATATGGTTATCATCAAGTCCACCTATCTTAATAATTTCTGGGTCGTAGGGTCTCCTGATGGCACGTATGGCTTTTATGACGCTCAGACGATAGCGGATTTCGAGAGGGACAAGGAAAGGGATTACGCTTATTATCTGATATACGCCTTGGGCGAGTGGGGGACGATAAGGACGGGTGGCGAGTTCTTCCACGCCTTCGACCCCGCCAAGCATAAGGGCAAGTGCCCATATGTCAAGGCTCCCGTGCATATATCGATAGATAACAACGTCCTGCCTTATATCTCCATCTCTTTTTGGCAGGTTGAGACCGGGGATATAACGAGGATAAGGCAGATTCACGAGGAAACCCCGTCCGATCCGTTCAACACGGTCACCAAGGCCGCCGAGATCGCCGTTGAATATCTGGAGGGGATAGGGCATGATGATATGGTCTATCTTTATGGGGATGTATCGACCAAGGCCGGAAATACGATAGATGACGATAAGAGGTCTTTTTTCGATAAGTTCAAGGAGGGTATAGACAAGAGATTCCGCAGCGAGGACAGGTTGCCTAGATCGAACCCATCCGTATCCATGACCGGGGAGTTTATCAACGCGATATATTCCGGAGATATAAAAGACGTGTCCATCATGATAGACGAGAGCTGCGAGATATCGGTAAACGATTATATAACGGTTAAGAAGGATGTCAACGGGGCTATGCTCAAGCAGAGGGTAAAGGACAAGATTACGGGTCAATCCTACGAGAAGGCCGGTCACCTTAGCGATGCCAAGCGTTATTTTGTCACGGAGATATTAAAGGATAGGTATACGTCTTTCTCGCTAAGGAGAAGGCACAATAAAAATAAGGAGGAGGATATGAGATATTACGATCACGTAAAATTGGATATATCGAACGCCACGAGGATAGTCTATGTGGCAGTTAATCCTGATGGGCTTGCGGGTATGGCAAAGGTGGCATTGATGGACGGGAAGGCGTACGTTCTGGATGCCTCGTTGAGGGATATCACGGAGGCTGGAGTTCTAAGGGATTTCTTGCGCCCTATAGGATGGGGGGATGTCGTGTTTGAGAGCGACAAGGCTTATTTCCCTGTAGCTAGGGAGATAAGGGAGAGCGGGGAGTGCGATATAAGGATAAGGAAGAGGGCTTCCGATGCAAGATTGAGGATATCCGCCCATTCGGAGACCGTGAGAGATCGATTTTATTTTCTCGACAATTACGAGGAGAAGGATGATTATCTGTCGTTTGTCGAGAATATGCTAGATTATGGGGGCAAGGATGGAGGGGAGTCGCTGTGTTGCCTATCCGCTATAGCGGAGATTTTGGTACGAAACAATATTTAAAACGAATATATTATGGGTTTGTTTGATTTTTTCAGGAAAGAGGATAAGGTGGCGAATGTGCCCGATCGTCCTCCAAGGTCGAGAGGACTCGTGGATTTGTCCGGTTATCTGGGGGTGTTCAGCCCCTATACCTGTTCCGGGAATTTTATCGAGGCCTTCGAGACCATGGGAGAGGTCTTTTTCCCCGTGGATTTCTTGGCTAGCAGGATAGCGGGCGGCAATTATCAATTAAAATTGGCGAAGGATGATTCCGTGGTGTTCAATAACGAGGAGATGAACCGTTTTTTTAGCGATCCTAACCCTTTGTTCTCGTTCGAGGATTTGGTTAAGATGTTCTTTGTCTATAAGTATGTGACAGGTAATGGATTCTGGCAGGCCTCCCCGTCTGTAGGGAGGATAAAGCCTAAGGAGCTATGGAAATGGTGCGATACCTATTGGGTCTTGCCAAGTGATCAGGTCGTGATAAACAGCCCGATGTCCATTCCCTTGTTCCAGCCGTCAACAAAGGAGGATATAATCAACAGCTATCGTATTTCCACCAGCTCGGGACTTATGGATATAGACCCGTCTCTGGTCATCCACTACAAGGATATAAATATGCGATTGAATAGCTCATACCTAAAGGGACGTAGCAGGTTGGAGACCCAACGTTATCCTATCGCCAACTTGGTCGCCGTGTACGAGGCAAGGAATGTCATATACGTTAAAAGGGGGGCCTTGGGATTGCTGATAAGCAAGAAATATGACGCTGATGGTTCCCTTCCTCTCACCGACAAGGAGAAGAGAAACATAAGGAAGGAGTGGAATGACAATTATGGGTTGACTAATGACAGGTCCCAGATGAGCATAGTGGATGTCCCTACGGAGTTCGTGAGGATAAACATGTCCATCCAAGAACTTATGCCTTTCGAGGAGACTTTGGCGGACGCTATACAGATAGCCGGTATATATGGTATACCTTCAGTGCTGATTCCACGCAAGGATATGGCCAAATACGACAATCAGGATATCGCCGAGATATCCGTTTATTCCAATATCGTTATTCCTGAGGCCCGGAAATTCTGCCGATCGATGACCTCCTTTCTTGGCCTTGATAAGTCCGGCATGTATATAGACGTGGATTTTAGTGGCGTAAGCGTATTGCAAGTACGTGATAAGGATATGGTAGAGAAGAGGCGTATCGTATCGGAGAAATGCCAGAAGGAATTCACGGGAGGCGTATTGACGTTGAATGACTGGAGAGCGCAGATAGGGGAGAGCAAGGTAGGGAACCCCTTGTATGACAAGTTGGTTTACGATATGTCTACCGAGGAATTGGCCTTGGTCAAGGAGATCATATCCTTAGCTAGGTCTGGCGGTCCATCAAGGAGCGTCTCATCCTCTTCTGGAGGGACTTCTGATAATAAAAAACCGTCCGACGAGGGCGATGACGATAGGGGTGATGTTGATGATGATAAAAAATGATTCTATAGTTTTGCTTTTTAATATATTAACCCTATATTTGTAGGACATAACAAAAAAGAGATTAGAGCCTGAGAGCCATACCCGGCGGGAGTCGTATCCTGCGGGGTATGGCTCTTTTTATTTATACCGACATGGAACCGTATAGAAGCATATTATTTAAGACCAAGTCCACGGACGTGGATGAGAAAGGAATAGTCAAGGTGGCCGTTAATGGTATCGGGATAAAGGACAGCGACGGCGATATATCGTCTCCCGGTTCTTTCTCCAAGACGCTCCAAGAGAATTTCAACAGGTGCAAGTGGTTTCTCAACCATGACAAGACCAAGCTTCTTGGCTGCCCTATAGAGGGAGTGGAGGAGGATGGCAATCTGGTCATGACCGGGCAGATCAATTTAAAGAAGCAGATAGGCGTAGAGACGCTGGAGGATTACAAGCTATACAGGGATCATGGCAAGACCTTGGAGCATTCCGTGGGCGTCAGGGCCGTGAAGCGGGATTCCAATAACCCGGCTATCGTTAAGGAGTGGTTCTTGGGCGAGTATAGCACGCTGACCCATTGGGGTGCTAATCCTCAGACATTCTTGATGGATATAAAGGAATTGAGGGGTAGTGACTTGAGAGATCATATAAATATGATGCGTGACGCTTTAAATAAGAGATATAGCGGAGATAAGCTCAAGGCTCTTGAGGCTAACATATCTATCGTAGAGAAAGCGTTGATCGGATCTAATATAGTACAGTGCCCTCATTGCGGGCTGGCTTTCGATTATGGGTCAGTACCGGAACACACGTTGGAGAGCCAAGTGATCGATGCCGTCGGTGACTATTCACGATGGATAACGGAGGATGTGGTATATCAGGAGATGGAAAAGATCAAGCCGGAGTTACAAGACCGTATCTTGGAGATAATCAACTCCAAGAAATCCGTTGATGATTTCGCCTCTTATGTCCGCTGCCCTAAATGTTATTCCAGAATATATAGAAGCAACACCCTTATATCTGAGCCGGAAGACTCCACTCAGATAGAGAAACATAAAGCCGCTAGATGCACTTTAGGGTCTCTAGGTGATCTTATTAATAACAATTAATTAATTTATTTATGTTGAAGAAAGGTTTTTATGAGAATTTAGGAGGTCTCGCTATCATGGCGTTGACCTTGGTGGTTTTTGCCGTTATCGCATGCGTAGGCGATCCGGCCTATGCCTTGGCGGTTGCGCCGGTATTGTCCTTCTCCGGTTTCGCCAAGAAGGAGAGTGAGTTGAGTGACGAGGAGAAACAAACGCTTGGGACTATCGAGAAGATGGTCAACAAGTGTCTGGAGGATTACGGATCTAATGTCATAGACAGGAAGGAGTACGAGGAGACGATGTCCGAGATTAGCGAGAAGCTTAAATCTCTAGGTTCCGGTAATAACAATAAGGAAGTCACGGAGATTCGTGATATCATCAAGTCCATGGGCAAGGAGATTGAGCAAATGAAGGGGCGTGGCATCACCTTGGGGGGGGATAGCCCTCTTGAGAAAAGTATCAATGAGTTCCTTGACTCTGAGAAATTCAAGCAATATGTAGATGGTAAGACGAAGTCCTCCGGGAATTTCCATTTGGATTTGAAGGACGTGGTCAGTATGACGGATAGTTATACGGGCAATATCTTGATCAGTCAGCAGCAAAACAGGGTCGTTACGCAGGTAAGCGAGAAAAAGATCAATTTCCGTAATCTCATGAGCGTCGATCAGGGTGATCCTGCCTTCCCGATGTTGACATGGCAGTTGATCTACGACTTGGATCGTAACGCCACTTTCGTGTCCGAGAACGGGCGGTTATCCCAATCATCCTTCAAGTTAAAGGAGGAGAGCTCGGAGGTTAAGCGTGTCGGTACCTTCCTCTATTTGTCCAAGAGATTGCTCAAATCTAGGGTATATGTTCGCTCATGGTTGATCAATCGCTTATCCTCATGGGTAAGGATGGCCGAGGATTTCCAGATCATGTTCGGTGATGGAACGGGTGATAACCTGAAAGGTATCACCAAATACGATGGTGTTAAATGCGTATCCGATATCATAACCGACGCGGTTGTCAGCGGAGAGGCCGGATCTATCAAGGGAGCGAGAAGCTACAATGGCGGAAAAGCCACTATCGTGGAGTTTACCAACCCGCAGGACAAGATCGTCGACGGCCAGAAGATTAAGATAGAGGGTGTAACCACGTTTACGGCTTTGAACGACACTTTCAACGTCCATAAGATGAATGATCGGGAGATCATGGTCGAGGTTGCTTATACGGGCTCAGGGGTGTTTACCTCCGCTACTTTCGAGGTGAAGAATAATTTCTTCAACACCGTCGCATCCCCGAACCTAGGGGACGCTGTCAAGGCCATCTTCGGTGTCATGACGTACGCTGAGTATACCCCGAATATGATCGCCATGAACCCATCCACCTTGTTTGAGATCGAGACCTTGAAGGATACGTCCGGTCGGGACTTGAATCTCGTGACGTTGGTGAACGGCGTGAAATACGTGGCCGGAAGACCCGTTGTCGAGACCACTTGTATCATGCCGGGGTATTATTTCGTAGGGGACATGGTTAACGGGGCCTCCTTGGTGGATTATACCTCTATCAATATCGAGTTCGCCGATGATATCGAGAGCCGATTGAAAAACCAGACGGCGGTGATCGTGGACGAGGAGGTTATCATGCCGGTATACAACCCGTGGGCGTTCGCCTATGGCAAGTTATCCGACGTATTGACCGCTATCAAGAAATCCTCTTAATACATAATGACATGAGGGTTTCTATAATTATAACGGGTGAGGAGCTGGAGGTCGACAAGGTCATTCAGGAGAATTCCATACGAAAGGAGCTTGGCATGATCGATATATCCTCAAAGACGCCGGTTGAGACAAGAATGAGAATCCCGGACACGGATACCAAGACATCCGTCTTCGGGGACTCGAAAATGTCACTTGATAAAGATAAATAGCGATGATAATAGACAATGCGTACTTCAAGGGAGACCTTAGGATACAGGGACTCGTGATACCGGAGGACGGGGGATTCTCCAATGAGGCTTCCAATGCCATATCGGAGAACGTGGTATGGTATATCGAGACCTACGGGGACGAGTACCTCGTCTCGCTCATGGGAGGATATTATGACTCATTCGTCGATTACGCCGATAATGGCAGGAAGGGAAACGACATGTTTGATTATATCCTAGGGATATTGAGATCGAATAGGTCTCCCATGGCTATGTATGTCTATTTTCATTACCAGAGAAACGAGACGCTAATATCCGTATCCTCCACGTCCGATGACGTGGACGTGAGGCGGATATTGGTGCATACCTCCCGGATGATGACCCAAGCTTGGAATAATATGGTGGATATCAACATCGGGATATCGGATCGCGTAAGGGAGTCTTTCAAGGAGGACATGGATATTGACAGGAATATATTGACCCATATAAATGAGATGAATATATGAATGTCTTGGTGGATATATTCAGGGATATCGTCGCTGGCGTTTCAAAAGACGTTGGGTATATGGTCAATTACCAATTCGGTGATTGGCAATATATGGCCAAGACGCTTTCCGCCATGGGGAAGGCACCCGTAACGGCGGGAAGGAAATATCCTATGATAGGGTTATATTCCCCGTTCGACGAGGACAAGTCCAACCCTTCCTTAACGTCCGTGAGCCTTTCCTTGATAATAGCCGTGAATACGTTGGGGAATTATACCAATGAGGAGCGATTGGAGAAGTCCTTCAAGGCTACGTTGTATCCGGTATATGACAGCCTTATAAGGAGGATATCCAACGATCGCAAGTTTGATATAGGCCCCGGGGCGATAGTATCCCATGTGAAGACCGATAATTTCAGGTATGGAAGGGCTGGCGTGTATGGCGAGGGGAAAAGCGAGTTCGACGATCGCATAGACGCTATTGATATTAAGGATTTAAGATTAAATGTAAAAAATATAACATGTAGATAATTATGGCAGTAAAAATGTTCAGGGACTGCGGTTCCGAGATTTTCAATACCGGCACGAGCAAGTGTCCGTTTGTTCCCGACTATATCAAGGCGATCATACTCACTCCGGTAGGTATGACGTTCAAGATATCCGATTTTGACACGAAGCTGGGAGAGTACGCCCACGCCGATCGTCCGAACCGTGTCTATCCGATCTCGACGATCGCTGAGTACGCCACTTCCGGAGGCGAGGCCCAGACATCCGCTACCGGTTATGGCTCGTCCAAGATCACGGGTTATAGCGAGCTTGTCGAGACTTATACGATGAACGATTATGACGAGGGCTTACGAACCAATCTCATGAAGCTCAAGAACGAGAGCATGAGGGTGATCTTCATCGACAAGAATAATGTCGTATATGGAGAGAAGACCGATACGGAAAGTGATTTCAGGGGATATGAGCTCGGTGCCGTTTATCCGGGTGGACAGAGGTTCAAGAGTTCCGGAGAGAACGCATCGCTTACGATCAATCTCGTTTATAAGGATGTTGAGAAAGCATGGATGAACGCTATATCTTTCACTAGCGATATCGATATCTTGGACGAAGCGAAGGGATTGGTCTGGGTGGATGTCAAGAAATTACCCGAAGGAGAGAATAAGTTTAAGGTGGTGGAGCATTACGGAGGTTTTGACCTTACCGAGATGTACGGGACGTTGTTAGGTAACTCCTCTGTATGGAATAACGCTTCTGCGGCTACTTATAACGCTGATGACGGCACTCTTACTTTGACCCCTTCATCCGGCACTCCCGCGCTCAAGAGGCCATCCGAGTTATACGCCGAGGACGTTAAAGGAATAGAGCAATGGTCATAAACGGGGTATCGTTCAATGATGAGGCTTGTCTCGGTATGGGAAGGAAGGCTTTCGTGAAGGCTCACGAGGGATCTTTCTTCCTTGACCGGGGAATGGCGGATCGAAGGAGGATACTATGTGACGCTTATGATATAATGGAGAGGAACCATGGGGACGATAGCGGGAGTGGCGAACGCCGTGAGGACGCTGGAGAAGAACTTCTGGCCAGAGGTTACGAACAGCTTGAGGGAGAGCGAGGGATTGATCCATGACTTGATCACTGATCAACTCATGTCCGGGTTAGACGAGAACAAGGAGCCTTTGAAGCCTACCTATCTGGATGACCCGTATTTCGTGGAGACGACGAAGACCCCAAAGGCGGCGAGGGCCAAGGCCAGATGGTACAAGGCGATGAAGGAAAGCATAACCCCGCCTAGGTCCTCCGACATACTCCATCTTCCGCCACGAGACCCTAACACCCCCAACCTTATCATACGAGGCGATTACCACGCCAGTATAACGCCGATCGTGCAAGGCGGCAAGGATGGTGGCAAGATAGTCACGAGATCCATCGGTTTCTATGCCGGTGACGACGCTTTAGAGAAGAAATACGGCCCCGGTCATCTGGGTTTGACCCCGGAGGCTAGGGCTTATTTGATTGAGGAGCGGGTTGTTCCCGCGTTGGATAAGTTATTCAAGAAATACGGGTTCAAATGATAAAGCCGTGCAATTGCGCCTCGCAGAACAAGGCGATGGCCACATACGAGAACATAAGGAGGCTGGCTATCAAGATGGCCGTTTCCGATAAACGCATTTACGTGCTTATCCGTAAAACGGATGGCACGTTTGCCTTCGAGCCTTTAGATGCCATGGTATCTAAAGGCGATATTGTTGAATATATCCATTATTTATAAATAGTATGGCGAATATATACACGACATGCGACGAGATACCCTTATGCAAGTTCATCGAGATGTACAAGGGAAATCTTAACGCCCTTATAAAAGGAGGGAGGACCAAGCCCACCGATGGGGAGTTAAGGAAAGCGGCGATGGGGCTTATTGACGAGTATTCCGTTATAACCGGGAACAAGAATATCGCTATCGAGATAGAGGATCGGTCAAGGGCGGTAGATTGCAATATCAAGCTTATCCTGTTGGAGTCTGCGGATCATTTGATGGACGCTATGATGTACGCTGACGCTTCGGATATTCTTGGCAGGGTAGGTATCCGCATGCCGGAGGAGCCGGGAGAGCAAGATCTGATCGTCGCTAAAAAGAGAATCCAGTCCAAGATGTCGCAGGTGAAATATAACCTGAGCGTTCTGGATAGGAACAAGTCTAAGGTGGTAGACCCCAAGGATAAAGATTTCACCCGTGAGAGAATGATCGTGTCCACCTATTTCAAGATGCGTATCGATCCTGACACGTTCACCGCTGCCGAGTACGGGAATATGATAAGGATTATGTTTAACCAATTAGAGGACATGAGGAATTATGGCGGGAAACGAGACTAAGATCACTGATATAGTAGGGAAAGAGGCGTTTGATCAACTGGAGCGTCTGGATAGGAAATTAGCGGATACGCAGAATGTCTATATCGGGTTGGTAAAAGAGATAGGGAAAGGGTTGACGATAAATCCCTCAAGCTTGTCAGAGTTGAACGCCAAGATCGAGGAGTACAAGAAAAATGTATCAGCGCTTAAAAGCACGATTGACACTCTCAATAAGACCAATGACCAGTACAAGAGAAAGATTGATGAGCTGATAGAGGTTAACAAGAGATATGCGGAAGCGGCTGGGAAAGTTCAAAATAGTTTAGATCAATCATCCTCTTCCGTAGCCAAGGAATCAAACGCTATCTCGGAGAACATGAAAGCCAAGCAACAAGAGGTTGTCATAAGTCAGGAATTGAAGGGACTCATTGACCAGACATTGGGATCTAGGGAGGAGAATATACGCAGGGTCGCTCAAGAAAGGACGATATTGGCCCAACTATCCAAGGAGAAAAGCCAATTGAATAAAATGGAGAAAAGCGGGGCTATCTCAACTAAAGATGCCGTGCAAAAGAGGCAGGATCTGGTAAGGTCTGAATTGCTTCATCGAGAATCCTTGAGAGAGCTGTTGAACATTCTTACGAATGAGACAAAAATGATCAACTCGGCCAACGATAGTTATCAAGAGCAATCGTTGCAATTGGAGAGGCTGAGAAAGGCATATCGGATGCTTTCCACGGAAGCCGCTAACAGCAAGTTAGGAGTAGAGTTGCAAAAGAATATAGCGGCTTTGGACACTCAGGTAAAATCTGTTGATAAAAGTCTGGGACAGCATCAGAGAAACGTGGGTAATTATGTCTCCACTTGGGATGGAATGGGAAGCGCAATCAATCAATTAACCCGTGAGTTTCCAGCATTCTCGGTATCGCTCCAGACCGGCTTTCTCGCTATCTCTAACAATATCCCTATATTGGTAGACCAAATATCTCGGATAAGGAAGGAGAACGCCGCCTTAAGGGAGGAGGGATTGAAAGGTGTTCCCGTGTGGAAGCAGATAGCTAAGTCCGCTTTGTCTTGGAATACCTTGTTGTCGGTTGGTATAACTCTACTTACCGTATATGGTAAGGATATCTTTGAGTGGGGTAAAAACTTATTGTCATCCTCTAGCTCGGCTAAGGCCGCTTCGGAAGCCCAGAGAGACTTGAATTCATCCACCGGGGATTATGCCAAGGCTTTAAAGAACTCGACATCATCATATGGGGAGAATCTTGTAACATTACGCAACCTGCAAGCGGAATGGAATAATTTAGGAGATAATCTCAATAAGCAGAAGCAGTTTATCATTGATAACGCCTCTGAGTTTAAGAAATTAGATGTGTCAGTTACGGATGTTAATGACGCAGAGAATCTGCTAGTAGATAATACGGAGGCCTTTATTAATGCTATGTCATTAAGGGCACAAGCGGCAGCTGCGCAAAAATTAGCTCAAGAAAAATACACAGAAGCGTTACAAAAGGAAATCGAGGCTGAAAACAGAAGAAAAAATCCTACGTTTTGGGATAGGTTTGATCTTACAAAGGTATTAGATCCAACAGCTCAATCTCTATTATTTTTGACTGATAGATTTGAAGTCTTTTACAATACGTCAGATGAAGCTTTAGCTAAAGCCGGCAAAGCGGCTGATTCTATAGAAAAGGAAGGTAAGGAGGCTGAAAAGGCGGGAAACATATATCTGAATGCTATGCTTAAATTGAGAGAGGAAGAAAATAAAATATTAGGCAATTCCGATATTCAACTATACTCTAACGAGGAGAAACTTAAACGACAGCAGGAGCAAATAGAACGAGAGGCCAAGCGTAGGGAGAAATTAGAGATGGAGGCCGAACGGAATATTCAGGAGGCTCGTCTTAATGTGATGGATGAGGGGTATAAGAAAGACCGTCTTCTCTTGGAGCAATCTTTCCAAAAACGTATCGATGACGTAAAGACGAAAGGCGTAAGGGTTAATGAGCAAATCGAGGCTATTGAGGCTGAGAGAAGTAAGAAGTTGGCGGAATTCGACCGTAAGATCTCGGAGCAAAGGGCTAATGATGAGGCTCAAAATCGTCTTGCGATTGCAGAAAAAGGTAGCATGGATGAGCTTAATGCCCGTCTAGTCATATTACAATTGCAAAGAGATAAGGAATTAAAAGAGGCTGATAAGACTGAACAGGATAAGTCTTTGATTGTCGATAAATACAATAAACAAAGGCAGGATCTCTATAGAGATTATTATAAAAACTTGATGTCAACGCAACAATCTCAAAATGAAATATTCCTTTCTCAAAGGCAGATAGAGATAAACGAAGAGCTTAACATCTTGGCTAAACAATATGAGCAAGGGATTATCAAGAAAAAAGAATATGAGAAACAGAAATCGGATTTGGAGCATCAGTATGCTATGGAGTCATTGAACAGCCAATTGCAGATATTGGAGTCAAATCTTTACTTATTTAGCGGGAATGAGCGACTTGAGAAAGAGAAAGAGATAGCTCGCCTCCGTGTTCAATTATCTAAAGAGACCAGCGATAAAATCATAGAGGATGCCAAACGAGAGGAAGAGGAGCGAAAAAAAGTAGAACAGGCTAAAAAGCGCTTGATACAAGAATCTATATCTGCTATCATATCAATCGGTAATTCATTATTTCAACGTCAAATAGATAATGTAGATGCTGAAATAGAGGCTAACCAAGATGAGTATGACGCTAAGGTTGAGACTATAGACGCTCTTGCCGAGAAGGATATAATAACGACAGAGGAGGCCGAGGCCCGCAAGCGTGCGGCGGAGGAAGAGACCAGCCGCAAGAACAAGGAGCTAGAGAAGAAGAAGGCTGAGTTACAGACTAAACAGGCAAAGTTCCAGAAGGCGATGGATATAGCCCAGACAATAGCTGCCACATCTCTAGCTGTCACTAAAGCTTTACCTAATTTCGTCCTAGCGGCACTAGTAGCGGCTACCGGAGCCGTGCAACTAGCCACGATCATAGCCCAACCCATCCCCAAATACGCCCATGGTACCGACAATCACCCCGGTGGTCTGGCTATCGTTGGCGATGGAGGCCGTAGCGAGGCGGTATTGGTAGGAGATAAAGCGTACATTACCCCGGATAAGCCCACCCTGCTGTCATTGCCTGCGGGAGCCGAGGTCGTTCCGGATCTCAATGATCCGGCCTTCCTTAGCCGCTTCGTGGATAACACGTATTGGCTTACCCACAACAAGAAAGGAGAGCCGGTTCAGATCGTCAATAATTTCGACGCTGAAGGGATAATAAGGGCTAATAATGAGATAAAAAAGGAGATAGGCAAGCTATCTAAAACCATATCCAAGGGCAGCAAGAGCATCGATTTCGAGAATTACAAGAGATCGAGGATGAATTGAGCGTAAAACTTGCTTTTCTTATTCTTTCTAGTTATATTTGCTGGACATATAAGAAGACAGTAGAGCCTAAGAGCCATACCCGATAGAGTCACATCTATGGGGTATGGCTCTTTTTGTTTTTACTGGTCAGCCTACCACAACAGGCTAGGAAGATATTGGGCGACAGCGGTCGCTAACAGCCTCCTTGATACGATGTGTTGTGGCTCGTGTCGGGGAGGCTTTTTCATTAAGAGGTGCCGAAGTAATCAAAATAACAAAGTCGTTTTGATCTTATGGCTAAAATTGCGGGAGAAAATATTTTGAACAATTAAAATTTTAAGATATGGAAGCAATTAAAATTTTTGAGAACGATCGTTTCGGTGAAGTGAGAGTAGCCGGGACAAGTGAGAACCCTTTATTTTGCCTTGCGGATGTTTGCAAAATTTTAGGATTACGTGTAGACGCTGTACAATCAAGACTGACGGATGCCCCCATTCGGATTGGGGTCACCGATTCAATCGGTAGAGAACAGCAAATGAATTTTGTCAATGAAAAGAATCTCTACAAGGTAATCATGCGATCCGACAAGCCGCAAGCCGAACCATTCCAAGACTGGGTATGCGGAGAGGTTCTCCCTTCCATCCGTAAACATGGAGCGTATATGACAAACGACACATTGGAGAAAGCCTTGACCTCGCCCGATTTCTTGATCCAGTTGGCCACAAACCTTAAAGAGGAACAACAAAAGCGTATCGAGGCCGAGCGGAAAGTAACTGAGGCCGCTCCCGCCGTGGCTTTCACGAAGGCCGTTCAATCAGCGAACAGTTCCTGCCTGATCGGTGAGCTCGCCAAGCTGATCGCTCAAAACGGATATTCTATTGGGGAGAAAAGGTTGTTCGCATGGATGCGTGACAACGGATATCTCGGAAAGCATGGTGAGAGATACAATATCCCTAACCAGCAATACGTAGAGCAAGGCTTGTTCGAGTTGAAGAAAGGCGTAAGATCAGGGGATAACGGGGTGCTGCATACTACTATCACGCCGAAGGTCACCGGAAAAGGACAAGTTTACTTCGTGAACAAGTTCTTAGGAAATAAGGAGGCTTGTTGATTATCATAATATATCATTAAAAAAATCATCATTTGAGAGGATTTTGTTTATTATAAATTTTAAAATTAAAAAGAACATGGAAAGTAACACGGACGTTCGTATTACGAGCATTGTAAGCCAGCAGACCTTCTTAGAAATGGATGAGTTGGAAAAAAAGTTGGAAAGATCGGTTTTGTTATCACGTGAATTGATTAAAAATATGAATGAATTATCGAAATTTTTCCCTAAGATCAAAGAAGATTAGATTATACATGATAAAAACATTTTAGTAATCATGTATAAATAGCAGTTGAATTTATGTTTAAGACTTGATTTAGTATATCCCCCTCATGTCGTGAGACAGCAAGGGGAACGACAAAGGGCGTGATTACTCACGCCCTTATCAAGATCTATCAAGTAATGTATTAATCAAATGAAGTTAACTTGTGATAGATCTTTTGCGAATGCCTGTACCGATCTTTGAATTTTTTCTACAGTATTATGAGACGGAGTCCTGTGGCCTGTCATATAATGACTCAATTGCCCTTTGTTAATCCCTGTTATACGGGATAATCCAGCCAAAGAGAACGCCTTAGAGAAATATGACAAGAATGAGGCCATGTCATAGACGAAATCGAAATCGACTTCTTCAAATGCTTTTCCCTCTTTCTCATAATATTTTTTTGTATCCTCGTATCCTCCACGGAAGACCTTGATAGCTTCTTCCGCGGTTTGTCCGGTGCCTGTCACCATATAATCCATATCGTCTGCGTCCATATAGACGCTATAAGTACCATCATTAGCCCTCTCGATGATAGCTTTTACCTTCCTTCCTACACTCATCACAGAAGTTTTTTTATTGTTTATGAATAATATAAGAGATGGCGGGTTAAATACCCGCCGCCTTCCTGATCGCTTTTAATGTGCCGGTCGCAACCTCTTGCTTCTCGTGGTTGCTCATCTGGAATGTTTTCCCTGTCTTCGGGGAGTACCACAAGGGATGCCCCGCTTGCTGTTCGCCGGTATCGTAACACCCGGCTTTCTTTACCAATCTTTCCAGTTCATTGTACTTCATTTGTTTATTTGATTAATACGATGCAAAGATACTTGTTTGAGTATCATTCGCAAAATATTTACGACGAAATGATATTCAAATTAGTATCATTTAACAATGGTAGCTCATAAAAATCCCCTCCAGAGCTTTTTGGGTGGAGGGGATTTGAAGGTGGGTTACCAATCGTCATTGTTATTAGAATTGTCTGTGTCATATATCAATGAGTTAATTAGCCCATTGATAAAAATTTCAATTTCATCTTTTGCCTCTTTATATCTAATATCTCCATTAGTTTTAAATAAATACAGATCAGTGCTGTTTTTACCCTTATCTAAAAACAAGTAACACTTTTCCATATAACCGCTATAAGTATATAGTTTATTCTCGGAAGGAGTATCCACTCTAATTCTATTATCCTTAAACCTAAAGATCAGATTACATTCCAAGGTATATGTAAATTTCTTTCCTAAAACTTTTACTTGGCAAATATCTTTGTATACACCTCTTAAATTAATCATTTCATTAGGGATATTACTTGTCACATCATCTGGAGAGATATATTTAGACGTGATAGAAGATAAGACCTTAGCGTAAAGATCGCTGGCTTTTTGATCATCAAAGTTGAAAACAACGTAATTTTGTGATGGATTTTCTTTATTTATAAAACCACCGGGGGCAATTTCAAATTGAGCTTGTGTTATGCTGCAATTTAAAATGAGTAATAATAATAAAAAAAACTTCTTCATTTTTTAGATTGTTATATGTTATCTGACTTTATTCTATTGCATTTTTGACATAGTAATTGCAGATTTCTAAAAGAGGTAGCACCTCCTTTAGCTAATGGTATAATATGATCAAACTCTAAATTTTCACGACTTCCGCAATTGCAGCACTTTCCTCCATCACGATTCCAGACTGCATTTGCGATCTCCATTGGTATTGTCGTTCTGTTACCGTCTTTTTTGGTATATACATTGAACACTTTACCCTCGGATATAAGTTCATCCAAGGTTTCTCGTTCAATCATTTTTTTTCGTTCCTTTTTATATATGCTTTGTTTTATTTCTTCTCTTTCTAATTCTAATAATATATCTTGTTTTTTATTTTGTGGATATTTTCTTATTTTACAAATAACCTCATCACAAGAAATGACTTTGTTTTTTTGAAATTCAAATATGCCAGAAACTGGACTCATTACTAAAGTTCTATTTTGCATAACATATGGTACATCATCTTCTCTAAGAGTAATAAGAGGATCATTTACGTTTATCCAATTATAATTATCTTTTGTTTTATCAAATTCCCTGTTAAAAGATATTGTCGCAGAATCCTCTTTTGAGATTACATAAAAATAATCATCATCTTCTTGTGTTATATATTTGATACCTTGTCCTCTAAAATTGCTTATATGCTCTTTCTCTTCTCTCTCTTTCTCCAATTCATTTCGCAATGATTCAAATTTATCATATTCTTCTCCTTTATCAATACTGTCAAGATCAATTCTTATTGAAGATTTATAATTGCCATAACATATAGCTGATATTTTATCACATTTTTCAAGAGCAAAAATCACTTCATATTTTACTTTTGATTTAGGCGGTAAGTCAAAAGAACCTGATTTGTATTTTTTTATTAAAGAATATTTGTCGCATATACTTAGCCCTTTATATGAAAATCCATGATTATCTATTACGGTAAAGTCCCTTTCATATAGTCTGAAGTCTTCGTTTGATAAGTTCTCTATAATGAAAGACACATGAGTTGCTTCGAAATATGTGTCTTGTGAAAAAGATAACTCTTCTTCCACATAGCTGCATGTCGTTTTATCACATATAGATAAGCATCTTGATTTTTCATTTAAATTTATTTCAATCAATTCAATTGAATAATCAGGGGAAAATACCTTTATTCCATTTTTTATTTTCTGTTTTATAGTTGTAGGGTCATTATTTTTATTGATTTCATATCCTTTTTTTGTATTGGTTTTACTAAGTCTCTCTAATTTGATAGATAAGCCGTTATTTTTCTCTATCAAATTATTAAACTCTGATAATAGTTCTTCGTATTTTATTTTATAAAAAGACTCGTTACTTTTCTCTTGCTCAATATGGCTAATAACAAGTTCTTCTCTTTCTTTCATTAATATACTATAGTCATTTGTTAGTTTATCATAAGCATCTATAAGTTCTTTTCTACATTTTTCTTCATCATCCATCGATTTACTCATCCTTTCTATCAAGGACAGATATTCCTCTTGTTTTATCCTAGCATCTTCAATTTTATTGGATAGCTCATCTATGGTATCTTGTTTGTCTTTAAGTGCCGCTTCTAGTTTAGATTTCATTTGTTCGTACTTGGAAGTCGGTATTTTATCTGGGTTATTTCTAAATATTGAAAATAAAGGCATGTGTTTATATGTATTTTTTTGCAAAAATACATAAACTCATATGACCATGTCGTTTAAATGTAATGTTTTACAACATCATTCCACCTTAATCTTTAACGGATATCCGCAGTTAGGACATTTATACCCTCCATCATTCTCTTTTTGTACTTCAGAAGGGGAGGCGAAAAGTTGCCATACTGGTATTCCTATAGCATTAGCTATATTGGTTATTACTTTTACTGAAGGATTACCCGATATGCTTTGGTTTAAAGCACTCAAGGTTACATTTAATTTTTCTGCGACTTGCTTAGTAGTCATGCCTTGTTCTTCTATAGCTTCTCTTATTCTCATGATGTAAAGTTATTTCTTGCACAAAAGTATTTTTATTAATCATATAGACAAGGTATATCTTGTGTAATTAATGTTAAAACAAAGATATATCTTGTTTAATTTATTGTTTAGACAAGATATAGCTTGTATATTTGCATCATCAAAATAAAACAACAGTACAATGGCAACACAGAAATACAACAAGAGTGAGATCATGAAGGAAGCGCATAAGATCTATAGAGAGTGCAAGATATACGGACGTACATTCGGCTCGTGCCTTAAACAGGCTTGGGGATCGGCGAAAGCGATGGTGCTGCTTGCGGAAAAACGTGCGGCGTTTGCCAAGGAGCTTGCGCAAAGATCCCATGCTGTAAGACTTACTCATGTCGGTATGGCTAGCCTTTACGGTAACAGGGTTTATTCGGGTGATTGATAACTATACATTAATAATATAAGGAATATGGAAACGATAGAAGTTTTGAAGAACGTGCAAAGGATTGCGTTGGAGTGTATGATCGGAAGGAAACCGGTACATATAAATGTAGGCGTTATGCCGGAGACGGGCGGTTTATGCGTCACCGTACAGGACAGATCTCACGAGGTAGTCTACATGGAGATATTCAATGACTGGATGCCGGATCACAAGGAATGGAATAAAAAGACCTACGATAGGTTCATGAGTGTAATTAGCGACATGACCTGCGTAAGGCTTGCGGGATAACTCGAACGACGGGGAGAGGATCGGAAGTAGATGCCCCTCCGGTAATATCGCCGGAGGGTTTGAAGGGATTTTCAACAACAAATATATTAAGATCATGAAAGAATTAGTATTTAAAGGCGATAATAATCGCATTTTCACGAACAGCTTATTGGTCGCTGAGAAGTTTGGCAAATTACATAAAGATGTAATGAGAGCGATAAAAGCATTATTGACATCGGCGCAAAATTGCGCCAGTCTCTTCATAGAGTCTGAATATCCAGACAATTATGGACGTATGCAGCCAATGTATATTATGAATCGTGATGGATTTACATTATTGGTTATGGGCTTTACTGGTGATAAGGCCCTTCAATTCAAGTTAGATTATATTGAGGCTTTCAACCGTATGGAAGAGCAGATCAAGACTGGAGGTTCCCAGATTCCACAATCTTTCTCGGAGGCGTTGATGTTGGCGGCCAAGCAGCAAGAGCAGATAGAACAGGCAAATAGAACTATCAGCAAGCTCCAGCCCAAGGCCGATTTCGCGGACAAGGCTTTCGAGACCTCGGACAAGGTTGATATCGGTATGGCTGCGAAGATATTGAAATTAGGGTTCGGAAGAAACATCCTCTTCAAGAAGCTTAAAGAAATAGGCGTGTTCTTCTCCAACCGGAACGAGCCAAAACAGAAGTACATCAACGCCGGGTATTTCGAGATGACCGAGAAGTTTATTGAGAGGGAGAATCATCCGGGCTTTGTCGTGACGAAGGTACTCGTAACCCAGAAGGGGCTGGCTTACATAAACCATCTTCTGGGAGGTGATCCCGGTGACGGTAAGATTACTAGGATTGTTTGAAAGATCCCCTTCCTTGACTATGCCAAGTATAAAATGTGACCTAAATAGATTAGATGTACGGATTAAGTACATATACCCAAGACTTTAACATTTTGTGACTTGAAAATAATTGTGGAATATTAAAAGATTGATTGAATATGAAAGAAAATGAGATTAAAAGCATTATCGTGAAAGCCGACGGTAACGAGATCAAGGTTGATCATGCGCATGAGTTGGTAATAGGGAACTTGACCATAACCCCGGAAATGATGAGAGAGATAAAGAGTATGTCCACTTGCCTGTTCTCTAAGGATATGGACGATATGATAGATACGCTCATCAATTTGAGTTGCGAGGGTAATTACGAGGACGGGTATATCATGGACAAGATGAGGGCCGTGTCATGCGTAAGGGATTTCTTGCGGGTGATCGAGAAAGATAAGACGATTGATTAGTTGATATTATCTTAATAGTCATTATCTTTGTGACAGAGCCAAAGAGCCGTACCGGAGACGTATTTGTCCCCGGGCGGCTCTTCTTATTTATATGCGTATGATAAAAGCGGTGTTATTAATAGGAGGGAAGAGATACGACGTGACGGATCACCTCAAGAACTGGGAGGACGTGGAGATATCGGCTAAGAGAAAGGATCTTGGCGGTGTCGTTCGCTCCTTCTCGAACAAGTTCGAGTTCGTGAAGGGGGCATATGACCTTCTGGAGGCCGAGTATCTGTCCAATTACACAAGAGCCTCGGCCATATTGGTAATTGGCGTGTTGAACGATAGCTGGGGATATAACGAGAAGTTTCGTTGCAAGCTCGATTTCTCCACGTACCAGAGCGACGGGTATACGATATCCATAAACGCCATTGACGATAGCGTAGCGTCTATCATCAACGCCAACAAGTCGCAGGTATACGATATCCCGGTATCGGAGCTAAAGGAGGATACATTGTATTATGACAGGATAAAGCTGCTTAACAAGTCCACGATGTATATAACCCCAAACTTCGAGAACGAGTTGATGCCTGATTACGATCGGTTCATGGCTTTAAGGCTCCAGAGCCGGGAGACGTTATTACCTTTGGCTTACGGGGAGATAAGCACGCCGGTAAAGGGAGTGATGGAGGTCTACGACGTAGGTATGGATATCCCGTACGATAATGCGGGGAAGACAGGTTATTTCGCCTTGTGCCTTGTCGATAAGATCGAGATAAATCTAAGGATACGAATGGTCGTAGACTTGCTGACCACGGCGGTGACATCGTTGCACATAAGGCATATGTCTGCCGACAATAAGCTGAAGTCCGACAAAGCCATACTGCTAAGCAAAGATGGATCGTCAGCGGGCGTTACATCTGTAGATGAGAGCCTTTCCTACGCTATGAGGGATGGTGACAGGCTGATCGCCTACATATTGTGCGTAACGTCTATAGGGGAGGATATCGATGAGATCATCAAGATATCAAGGGACTACGATTTCTATATCGATTACTCGGCTCGCAACAAGCCCGTAAATATAGATGCTTTCTCCCCTAAAAAACTATTATCCTCGTTATTATCAAGGATGGGCGTGTCATTGTCCGGCGATATCGTCTCCGGTTCCATGCCTATACCTTGGATGATGGCCGCTGAGAGCGTGAGAGGAATAAAGGACGCGAAGGTCCATACGTCCTTCTCCAAGTTCTGTGATTTCGCCAAGGCGTTGATGGGGTATGATTACGAGATACTTGATAATAGCGTGCGTTTCCGGCATATGAATGATTTCTTCGTCAATGAGACGAAAGAATTGGATCACGTGAGCAATATGGAGCTATCCGTGGATGAGTCGTTGATATACTCTGGGGTTGAAATTGGATTCGACAAGCAGGACTATGATGAGATAAACGGGCGTGACGAGTTTCACTTCAAGAGCAGTTTCAGCACGGGATTGGACATAAAGGACAACATATTGTCATTGATAAGCCCGTATAGGGCAGATTGCTACGGATTGGAGTTTCTCGCTAACGAGCGTGACGAGGAATCGAAGGATACGGATTCCGACAATGACATATTTATTGTCCACGCTAGGAAAGATGGGGATAGGTTAGTTCTGGTAAGAGAAGAGAATGGGGGAGCTATATATGCCGTTACGGGAGTATTGTTCCCCGACACTATCTTTAACGCCTCCTACTCGCCGAGAAATATGCTTCTCGTCAATAAGGAAAGGCTCGGGATATGCACGGATTACCTGTCTTTCACGGCCTCGGACGGAAACTCCTCAATATCGATAGGAGGCGTATCGGAGACCCTTCCTATATCCCTGCCGGTTAACGACCGGAGGATTAGGATTGATAAGGTGTCCTTGGAGACCCCGGGGTTATCCCCGTTCCCGGGTAATTACAGGGGCAAATTATCGTTCTCGTACGCAGGGAGATCGTACGAGGGATGGGTTAGCGAGATAACGGAGAAGATAGGGAAATACCAAACGGCATCCTATTCGCTGATATTGTCTAAAATTACATGAATTTGTTTTGACAATTGATCCTTATCCCCTATATTTGTAGGACATAACAAAAAAGAAATTAGAGCCTAAGAGCCATACCCGGCGGGAGTCGTATCCTGCGGGGTATGGCTCTTTTGGCGTTTATAGGCGTATGATAAACGTGAGCAAGATATCACCATTGCTTTTTGACGTGGGCTATAACGGCATCGAGATGGAGCGTGAGTATATACAACGCTTCTCTAATGCCGAGAATATAACCGTGCAATGCGTAGTATCCCCTTCCACCACTTTGTCTATGAGGTTGTTCGACCTTTGCGCCAACGATAGCTTCGTCATATCCCCCATATCCTATGAGATCAACGACTCGAATAAGCTTCTGGAGTTTATCGTTCCAAGAGGGAATAGCCTTTATAGGGCTTCCATAATCGGGAGTGAGGGGCAGATAAGCAGTCTCCCCTTCCGGTTTTGCGATAACGGGGAATTGGAGGGGCTGACGGAGGTGTCCTATACCAACAGGGATAATATCACCTCGTTCGGGGCGGTATTTGAGGTTGGAAACAATCAAAGGACTTTCAAGCTATGGATAGAGGGAGGGTTCAAGTCGGATGGGCATTCCCTTAACGTTAGCAACGAGCAGTTCAGGACACAGGGGCAAGAGATCATAGAGCTTTACGCCGTACCGTATCAGGTGGACACGCTCACGATAGGGGATAACGAGGGGGTACCTTTCGAGATGGCCCGCTTGATCAATAACATATTCTGTCTGTCCGAGGTGAGGATAAACGGCGTTAGGTATGTCCGGAGCGAGTCCAGCGTACCCGAGAGGCAAGTGATAGCCGAGAGATACCCGTTGTTTGATTATACGTTTAACGTTGAGAGAGCGGAGAATATCTCCTTTAACGGGTTCACGGAACAGTCGGACGGATCTTGGGTCACGGGTTCCATAAGCGTGAACGTGGCAAACGCCAAGGACGGGCAGGTTCTGGTGTATGATGATTCCGTGGGGGCCTTTGTCAATCAATCAAACTTGGATTCGTTATGAGCAAAAAGAAATTGACCAAACATATATGGTACGGGTCGGACACGGTGATGTCCGAGGGTAAGCTGCAAGCAGCTCCTCCTCCCGTCGCTATAGATGACGGGACCAAGGAATGGCACCTCTCCGGATTGACGAGGGGCGAGTTGTTCGTGAATGATTACGCCGGAGACCCCGCCTTGTTCATCCTTGCCAGTGATAATAAGGTGCGAAGGATAGGAGGTCAAGGTTCCGGAAGCGGAGGTGAGGGGGGAGGCGGCGATTTCTCCTTGGCACAAGGTCCGGGTATAGAGATAAAATCGGATATCAATAATATATATACGATTTCCCATAAGGATACCTCTTCTCAAGAGAGTATAAATAAGACGAAGAAGAAAGGTATTGCGTCCGTATTGCTAGATGACTTCGGCCATGTCACGGGCTTGGATACCTGTGACATACTCGATCTTGAGGACTTGGATAAGAGGTATCTTCGCAAGGATATCAATGACGAGGCGGCGGGAGAGATCATCTTCGACAAGAAGATAGGCTCCTCCATCTTTCTTGACGGCATGGACGGTAAGGGCTGGGAGATCAAGGCCGACGGTTCCGGTATCATGGAGGCGTTGAAGGTGCGTTCCGACATATACGCTGGCAACAAGATCGGCTCCATATCGTTCGCCCCCGGCTTCACTGGCTGGGGCACGGAGATAGACATCCCCACGGCCACTGGAACCTTTGACAACATATTCGTTAGGAAGACCTTCACGGCCTACGAGATAGTGTATTCGCAGATATACGGGTTGGGCGGCAACCAGATCGTGTCCGATATCAACAAGATAGGGAGGGTCGAGAGGCTGTCCGATCGTTGGAGATGCTACATGGACGACATGGACGGTCTCATGCTGATGAACCTCAGGGAAGGTGACGGCGTGAGGATACAGAGAAGGAACGGTATCACGTCCACTAAATATCTATTCGGTCGCTGTATCGGTATCTCATCCGACTATTTCGACGTCGCTTACCCATTGATAGAGGGTACCGGAGAGCCAGAGGCGGGGGATTTCGCCATGCGTTGGGGTAACGACAGGGATACCACCAGACAGGGCCTTATCTATCTGACATCGGCGGATCAAGGAGCGCCGTTCATCGCCGTATATGACGGTATCACGGGCGTTTCCACGCAAGACACGCTGAAGGCCCAGATAGGCAACCTCTCCATGATCCGTACCAAGAACGGGACCCAACTGAAGGGTTACGGGGCTTACCTTAACGGGATCTATATAGAGAACTCGTCCATATACCTCGATAACGGCATGACCGTGGAACAACAGTTCTCCGTGATGAACGGGGAGCTGAGGAGCGAGATCGAGGGGTTAAAGAACGACATGTCTCTGGAATCCGGGAATATACTTGTCAATTCCACGTTCGGGAAGGACACGAGTTATTGGGCGGAGGCCAACGACATCCATCTCATCAACGTGAGCGGCAATCTCCTGTGGGTGGGCGGTTCTTTTTACTCGGACAAGAGGAAGGTCTCTGATATCTATAGGGATGGCAGCAGGAACGTGCTTCGAATCAAGGACACGTATATATTCCAGCGTAATGACGTGATGAAAGTTCCTGAGTTGGAAGAGAGCGAGGATGGTCATACGTTCTCCTTCTCCTTGTTTTACAAGGTCATGAGACGAGGTGTTTTGACGGTGGGTTTCCAAGGGCAGGAGTTGTACGAGTCCTTGACGCTGGAGCCGTCCGACGAGTACGTGAAACTGTCCAAGGTCGGCAAATGGGACGGTACCGGGGATTTCCGGATCGGATTCACCGGCGAGATATTGATCTACGGCGTGTCGTTGTTCAATGACAGGCTGGCCGATGCCGTGATAAAGCTTGAGACGCGGATATTGCAGACGGAGGAATATATAAAGTTACTGGCCACTAAGGATTACGTGGATAGCGAGACCGGCAAGATCTACGAGAAATATACCGGCGAGTTGTCGGTCATGGCCATGGAGATAGCCGCAAGGGTGACACATACCGAGTTCGATACGGAGACGGCGGCCATAAGGCGTGAGGTATCGTCCGCTCTTACCGTTCAGGATGGCAAGATAAGCGGGATATCCACGGATGTCAATAATATCCAGAATACGATAGATACGGCTGGGTGGATCAATACCACGCAAGGAAACGCGTTGTTCGCCGCCAAGAGCTTGGAGAATGGCGATAATATCATATCGTATATCAACCAGACGGCAACCACCACCACGATCAAGGCGGGGAGGATCGATCTTGTCGGGGCGGTGACGTTCAGCATGTTTAATACGGATCTTCAAAGCACTATTAACGGGAAAGCAAACTCGAGCGCTCTTGGGGATTTGGCTTATAGTACCTATATATCTTATGAAGATCTCACATCAGAATTACAAGACATATTAGACAATAAAGCTACATCTGCCGATATATCAAGCGCATTGGCAACCGCATTGAAGCCATATGTTACTTCTACTCAACTGTCTACCTCATTGAGTAATTACGAGAAGACAGGAGTGGCAGATGCTGCTATGAAAAAATTAGCTAGTGCTATAGTGGATGGTAATACGACTATACTTGGTGGATATATTAATACAACTCTTTTAAATGTTGATGAGATTTTTGCGAACGCTATATATATAGGTGCTTTCGAAATAAACGCTTATAAAGGATTTACTTGGACAGGGAAGGATTATTTCGGAGGTACGGAATTTAAATTAAGTCTAGGAACTAGTAAGATGTCGGTTAGCACGGATATGTCGGCTATCGTATCGGCAAGTAGCTCATCCGCTGAAGATCATTGCTGTATAGCTGCGGTCATTAATTCTTTTGGCGTGGCCATTTATGGATCAACGGATGGGTGGGGATCAAACTTCCCCCCGTTTGGAACTAAGTTCGCCGGATTCTTCTCCGGTAGCACGAAGACTACGGGAACTACACAGACCGGCACATTGGCCGCCGGCGCATTTCGTTTTGTCAATAAATTCATGGCAAATGGACAATATGAATATTATCAGGGCATAAACGTTGACCCGAAAGATTATGATCTTGATAATATCCGATTCAGGATAAGGGGAGGGATTATCGTCGGGGTTACGGATGATAGCGGAAATTTATTGCAAGGTGTTTAATTTTTTAATAATAAAAATCATGAAAGTAGATTTTAACAAGATGATCAAGACGTACAAGGGTGAGGATATGATAGATAGTTCAACCAACAAACCTTTGTCAATGCGTGATTTCTTATGCGGTTGCTTGTTCCTTTATCAGGATTCAACCACACCTGATGAGAAATATATGGCATGGAAGTTACTGAATAAAATAAACGTTCCCGGAAGCGTGGACATAACGGTAGAGGAGGCAGCGTTAATTAAAAAGGCCAGCTCTCCAAGAAGTCAAGCGGGCATATTCGGCCAGATCGTGGACACTATAGAAGGAAAGGAGAATGTATGCAAGTAAAGAAGGACACTAGATATAGGGAGTATTATAGCAATATAGGTAATATAAACATTGTCTATAATATCAGCAATCCTAGCGATCAAGAAGCGGATAGCGTGTCAATACGTATAGATAAGGACGATAAAACTATCGGCAATGGTACAATCAACCGTAACGGAAGAATGAGTATGTCTATCGTTGAGTCGGGCGATCTTAGCGTATTGGAGACGAAAAATGTCCTTGACACGATATTTGAAGACGTAAACAGCGTATTCAATCCTCAAATCCTAGAGTAATATGGAAAGCATCATCCTATCATCGGGCACCGAGGTGACCCCCGAGGACATCCAGAAGATAGCGTCGGCGGTCAACGACCTCTTGCTGACCACTTCGAAAGACCCGGGGCAGTACGAGGAGGCCGATAGCCTGCAAGGTATATCGTCCTTGCCGGTGTTCAGGCAATCCGGATCGGCCTACGATCTCGTGCGTGTGGCCATATCCTTGTTGAGGGGCGTTGACGGGAAACAGATCGTCTTGCAGGTCACCGCCGATTACATACAGTGGCGTTACGAGGACGGGATGTGGCAGAACCTCATACCGCTCGCCGACTTGAAGAGGCCGGCCACGGAAGCCGCCGCCGATGTGCGTGAGAGGATGGACGCTATCGTGAGCGAGGTGAACGCCTTGAAGACCCAGTTCGAGAACGACGTGAGGCACGCCTTGGAGAGGGCGGACGCGGCAACCGAGAAAGCGAACACGGCGGCTGAGAACGCCAAGTCGGTGTCTGACCACCCGGGCTATATCGGCGATGACTTCCATGTCTACACGTGGGATTACGCTACCGGGGCCTATATCAAGACGGACAGGATACTGAAACCGGAGGCGTTCACGATCTACAAGGTCTATAAGTCCGTCTCGGCTATGGAGGCGGACAAGTCTAGCGTCCCGGAGGGGAAGTTCGTCATCATCAACACGGGCAGCGTGGAGGAGGAGGATACCGGAAAGCTGTATCTGAGGACATCGACGGGCTACGACTATATCGTGGACGTTTCCGGTATGAGAGGATTCACAGGGAAGACCCCGCAATTCTCCATAGGCACCATAACGGCGGGAACGTATCCTTCCGTCTCGTTGTCCGACGGGGGCACGGACACATCCGGCAACCCCGTATACAGGATGAACTTCGTGTTGCAGAGAGGCCCTAGGGGATTCTCTCCCAAGATATCGATCGGCAAGGTGACGACCGGTCTCCCGGGAACGGTGGCCCAAGCCACGATAACCGAGAAGGGAGAGACCGAGGAAGGGGTCCCATTGGCAGAATTAGATCTTACCATCCCGCAAGGACGGGAAGGGGCGGTGGCCGGCGTATACAAGACAAGGGAGATCGACCATGTCCCGGGGGCTAACGACGTGACCTACGAGGAGGGCGGTGAGACCAAGAGCTACCCTATAGGCGGCGAGGTCTACCTAAGGGAATCTCCCGGCGACGTTACGTTCTACAAGCTCCACGACATAGTGGAGGGTAAGGCCATATGGGAGGAGTCTTCCGGAGCCGCCTTGCCGGGGAACATTTACTTGACCGGGGCTAATTATTTTAATGATTCGGTAAAAATAATAAAGGGAGGAATATTATCATGAGCAAGACAGGAGCTTACGTATATCAACAGATAGTACAGACCACCGCTGAGTGGGAGGCTGACAAAACCTTATACCCTGCATCGATATGGCTTTTCGAGAAGTTGGATAACGGGAACTTTAACATAAAGTTCTCAGACCATATCCATACCTACTCAGAGCTTCCGTTAATGTTTATGGGAGTGTATGTCAAGGTGAAGACTGACACGGACACGGAATACGTCTTGGAGATAACCTCCGCGGAGGGAACCATAACCACGCCTAACTTGCGTGACCATTACGACGATACGGATATCCGGAATCTGGTCACCGGTCTAAGGACGGACGTTGATAAGTTAAAGCCCGTTGTCACCTCCACCTCGTCTAACGGACAGATAACCATAACGCCGGACAAGGCAAAAAATGACGATCCGGACGTGTCGATAACGCTGGAGACCAAGGGGGACAATGATAAGTCGCTGATGGCCGACGGCAAGTACCGCAAGCTGCCCGTGTACGGCAGGAACCTGTTGCTGGGATCGGGGAAAGAGGTTAGCAACTCGAATTACAATATCGCTAATTATTGGTTGGCGGAACAGATACCAGAAGGGACACAAGTAACTGTTACTATATGGGGAGAACTGGGTGAAAATGCCGTTTATTTTACGGTATATAACTCAAGTGGTTCGGTTGGGTCTATGGCTGCTCTTAAAGATTTTGTTGACGGTAAATCAAGCGCTACCTTTAAATGGATGACAAAGTATGGGGGTAATATCTCGGCTAATACTTATTTAAAAATATATGTGGAAGGAACAGATGTAAATCCGTCTACCTCCACCATTCACAAGATCAAGCTCGAGTACGGCGACCTCTCCACCGAGTGGACCCCGGCATGGGAGGACATCCCCGACATCGAGGAGCGGTACGCCTACGGTGTCGAGTGGGACATGGCTTCGTCAAGTCCGGACGGGAAGCGTGTGGGGAATATGCAACTGCATAGGGATTTGCCGGTGCAGAGTAAGATAAGAGGGTGCGTGTTAGATAATAGCGGGGGAGTGAAAAAATATTTAGGAGCATCTTCTTGGTCACAAGAGGATATGTCTATAGATTATCTTTTAGAGGCTATAATGGCAGAAATGGATAGGTTTTGGATTCGTTTCTACATAAAAGGCCTTAAGTTTGGATGTATGATGTCTGATATTCCTATGCCCGGATATACCTATATTAATAAACGTTATATGAGTGCTTTCGAGGGAGGAATAGATAGGCCGTCGATGACTTTATTGTCTGCCTATGGAGTAGGTAGCACAAACGTAAACAGAAGAGGTGGCGACAACACCGCCGACTGGGACAACACCTACCGTTCCTTGTTAGGCAGGCCAGTCACGAACCTCACCCGAGATCAATTCCGTCAAGCCGCGAGAAAACGTGGTAGTGGTTGGGAAATGTACACCTACAACGCCCATAAGATTCTGTTCTGGCTATTCGCTGTCGAGTATGCCACACTGGATAGCCAGAAGCCTTTCAACGCCCAGAAGGATGCTAACGGTTTCGCCCAAGGTGGTTTGGGAGCGGGGCCGACGCAAATGACGGATTGGACTAACTTCAACAACGCCAACCCCCTTATCCCATGCGGCTATACCAACGAGTTCGGGAACGGCTCGGGAGAGAAGGCATATGTGGTGAAGAACGCTTCCGGCGGTACTCACGCCACGTTGATGGCTAACAGGTACCGTGGCATAGAGAATCCGTTTGGTCATATCTGGAAATACACCGACGGGGCTAATATACAGGTCACCACGGGCGATGCCGGATTATCTATATTATGGACTACCGATGACCCATCGAATTTCAGCGACACCTCTTACACCGGCTATGATAAGAAGGGCAATATCTGCCGTACAAACGGTTATGCCAAGAAGATGTTGCTTGGGGAAGATGGCGATATAGTGGCCACGGAGGTCGGCGGTAGCTCCTCTACCTACTGGTGCGACTACTATTACACCAACACATCGGCTAACCGCATGCAGGTGGTGCTGGTTGGCGGTAACGCGGGCGACGGGTCGTATGCGGGCCTCGCTTACGTGAGTACGAATGCTGCGCCTTCCGCTGCGCTTCGTTACTTCGGTTCTCGCCTTTGCTTTTTCCCCGAATATCGTAAAACGTCGGCGTAGCCGCACGTATCACGTCGGGAATTTTTTGTATAACGATTAAATAACAAGACATGAAAAGAACATATAGCGACACTATACCGATCACTATGGAAAAGGACGGTGACGGATCCTACCTTTACCGGTGGGACGTTAGAGAGGAGACAAGGGAGATGGGTGACGATATGGCCCCCGTGATCTCCTATAGTTACAACGAGGTCAGGGTATGGCCCACGTTGACGGCCAACAAGATATTGGAGGCCTGTATCAACGCCCTATGGGACAAGGACGTGGAGCAAAAGAAGCTGAACGACTACAACGCCGCCCAGCTGGGCATACTGGACTTGTCATACGTGGAGTCTTATAAGACGTTCCTTAACGAAAGGAAGGCGTTGAAAGACCGTGTGGATAGCGATTTCGCCGAGTGGGAGGCGGCGAGAGAGGATGAGAGCGTAGTGGTTGTTTAACTAATTAAAAAAAGCATCGGAAGAATGGATTGGACGATGATGTTAACCGCCGTATTAACCTTTGTTGGAGGAGGTGGTCTTGGAGCAGTGCTGATGTTTCCGCAAAAGAGGGAATCGGCCGAGTTGGAGAATGAGACGAAAGCGAGTGAGCAATGGAAGGAATTGTATATCAAAAGTCAGGAGGAAAAGAAAGGTTTGAGCAATCTTATAGATAAACTATACGACGATCAGGGACATTTTCGTGACGAGAATAACCGTCTTACAACCCAGATAGCGGTATACAAAGTACTTAAATGCAGAGATTTGAAATGTACCAATAGGAATCCTCCTATCGAGAACAATATAAATAGTGAGGATAAGGAGGATAAAGATTGCGATAAAGAAGGCTCCCCAGATCCAAAAGGATAGGGGAGCTGGTGTGAAATCATCGCTGACCATATTTCTCAATAGGGCAGGAGATAAGTAATAAAGTACACAAATGTAATAAAAAAATAACAATGGCAGAGAAAAAATTACCTAGGGGATTGAGAAATAACGAAGAATGGCGAGATATTTCGGGATATGAAGGATTGTATCAAGTTTCGTCAATAGGGAATGTGTTTTCCTATTTATCGGGAAGGTGCATAAAATCCCATAAGCATAAAAAAGGATATTTGGAATATAGACTTAACAAATGCGGTAAACAAAGAACATTTAAAGCGCATAGACTGGTCGCCTTATCATTTATTCCAGAGGTATTGGGCAAATATGAGGTCGATCATATAAATGGGATAAAGGATGACAACAGGGTGGTTAATTTGAGATGGTGTACGGGAAAAGAAAACATAAATTTCCCTATCGCCAAAGAAAAATATCTAAATGCTATAAAAAACAGGCTTGAAGAGGAAAGGGTGGCAATTGGAAAGAAGATTAGTAATAGCTTATTAGGCAATCAGTATTCTTCAAAGAAAGTTGTTGTTTCCAATGGACACGAAAGGATTGTTTTTCGTAGCGCCAAATCGGCCGCAAGGTATCTAAATGTGTCCGCTTCTTTAGTCTCTATGGTTTGCAGGGGCATTGGGAGAAATAAAACGGCGGCAGGTTGTTTATGTACATATTTAATTTAAAAATATTTGCTAAAAACACAAGAGCATGAAATATTCAAGAGGAATAAGGAATAATAATTTAGGGAATATACGTAAGAGTAAGGATAAGTGGCAAGGATTAAGCGATACTCAAACCGATCCTGAGTTTTTTCAATTTAAAGACCCTAAATGGGGATATAGGGCATTATTCAAGATATTGAAAAATTATCACGATAAATATGGGGTGCGAACCATATCGGATATGATAGGCCGATATGCGCCTCCTTCGGAGAACGATACGGACGCTTACATTAAGGCCGTATCCGATTACGCCGGTATCCCGGCTGATGATCCTATCAACATCAACGATCGTGAGCAGATGATCCGGATCGTGGCCGGGATGAGCAAGGTTGAGAATGGGAGAGAGGCTGAAATGTCGGACGTTATCGCAGGATGGAATCTACTTTAAAAATATAAGACCTAACGCTGTAAAGGTAAGCGTAAAATAAGATGAAAAAATATATTGGAACAAAACAGATTGAAGCAGAACCTATGACAATGGGCGAAGCTTTTGAGAAAGGATTGCTTAAAGCGGGAAGAGTACCTAACGAAAGCGAGAAGTCAAATGCTGGATATCATGTGAAGTATCAAGACGGTTACGAGTCATGGAGTCCAGCAGAGCCATTCGAGAAGGCTTATAAGATCTGTGATACGTTTATGAATCGTCTCCAAATAGAATTGTCCGAATTATCCGATAAACAAGAAAAGCTAGGTAAGTTTTTTGGTACGGATATGTTCAAAAGATTGTCAACGCAAAAGCAAGTATTGCTACGTGCACAATTCGGAGCGATGGAAGCTTATAGGCAAATCCTTATTGAGCGCATCCGTATTGAGGGAATCGCAAAATGAAACCGTGGCAAGCAATATTAATACTAGTGTGCTTGGTAGCCAGTTTCACGGCTGGCTACCATATCCGGGGGGATGTGACTGATAAAGTCGTGTCTAAATCCGATACCGTATTAATAACCGACACGATCCATGACAGTATCCCGTATCCTGTTTACGAGACATTGGTGCAGACGATACCGGAGCCGTTCCCTGTTTATATCACGTTGGACGGTGACACGGTAAAGGAACCTGTATATGTTCCGGTACCCATAACCAGCAAGGAGTACAAGACGGATGATTACCGTCTGTCGATATCCGGCTATAAGCCTAATCTTGATTACATCGAGGTTTATAGAAGGACTGAGTATATAACCAAGACGATCACCCCACGTAGATGGGGAATCGGCGCGATAGCCGGTTATGGGATCGGAAAGCATGGCTTGTCACCCTATGTCGGGATAGGCGGGTTCTATAGGATTTGGTGAAAAAGGTTAAGCCCACCGGATCTCACGATCAAGCGAGCTTAATATTTATTTATGAATGCGTGCGGGGTAAAGCCCCTATTCCTTCTCTGATTCGACCCGGACGAAGGAAAACATAGCCAAGCCATGTGTGTTTTTCGGGGCTTCCTTGATATAACATGCGTGGCTTTATTAATGTTCAATTAAAATATGAATATGAACAAGGTCGAAGAGTTTTACAAGCGAGTGATTTGTATCGCAGGTGAGGTATGCGGGGTTGATCCCGTAGACATGATGTCATTTAACCGTGAGGAATGCGTTAACGCCCGTGGTATCCTCATTATAATACTCTTGGATAAGGGGTACTCGGAGAAAGTTGTGGCCGATCTTACAGGGCTTACCAGACGGGGCGTTAATAGGATCAAGAACGATTTTCCAGATAGGATAAGGCGTAATTGGATGATACATATGCTTGACCGGGAGGTCAGGAACAAACTAGGAATGAATAAGGAATAAGCTAGGAACAAGATATTTCCCATGGTATGGACTTCTCTGGATTTTTGTGGTGTCCGGGATACCCGGACATGATCATTAAAAAATCTAGGTTATGAGAATTAAAGGAATGAATGGTGAGGAGTACAGTGTCACCGGGCAAGGCCAAGGTAATTACAACACCGTGGGAGCTTCCGCAGGTATCGCTTCTTTCTTGGGATTGAACGCCGGGAATCTTTTGGGTGGTTGTGGCAACGTAAGGAACGCTGGATATGGCGGTCCGGTTGAGGTAATCACATCCGAAGACAGGCCTATTTCCCGCTATGAGGCTGGGATGATGGATAAGATTTCCGCTAAGGACTCTGAGATCGCCTTGTTGAAATCCAACACTTACACTGACCAAAAGTTGGCGGATGTTTATGACCGCTTGTTGACAATCATCAACAGGAACAAGGAGGAACAAGCCTCAATTAACATGAACCAAGCCGTTTACAATGGGACTAACACCGCTACATTGAAATGCATGCAACAGCAGATCGCGGATCTAGCGGCATTGAGCGAGTTGGTGATCCCGCAGCGTAAGGTTTGTGATACGGGATGTTGCGGATGTAATTGATGATGACCATGTACTCTAACGCTCAAAAACTGGCGGCTGTGCTCAATAAGTGGGCACAGCCCGCTATCCAAGGTCTCTTGGGAACTCGGTTGGGACAACTTCCTTTCATAGCGAACATAGACGCTAAGTTACGCTCCACGGGTTGGGTAAGTCCCATGTGGAGCATATCCAAGGAGATATCCCCATTGCTAGACGGATTGTCATCCTCATTAGTTGAGCCGATGTTGGCTCGGTACCTTCAAGGCATCCCCGATGAGGCTATCCCGGAGTTGGCGCACAAGGTGGTGGAGGACGCTATAAGAAACGGCGGGCTTTCCCTGTTTGAGGGAAAGGTCGAGTTCGAGACCGATGACTTGGAGGAACTAAGGACGTTGTTGCGTTACAATCTTCCGGTCCCGGAGAAGACCGGCTCATATGAGGTATTGACAGAGGAACCTATTCCACAAGGTGATGATGTGGATAAATAAATAATCAATAATAATTACGATCATGATTCAATTAACACCAATTGCGATCGCCGCTACCAGCCAACAATACTTGACTAATGTAGTGGAGAATTTGTGTCAGGCCTATTGCGCAGACAATGGCGTACAGCCTACCGGCATAGTCAATTTCACCGTCGCCGAGCAAAGTACGGTGAATACGCAAACGACGGTTACGATCAATGCCGCTGTACTTGTGGCTTATACGCCCAAGGGATCCTGCAGGACGGTTACCAAGCAATGGGTCGAGCAATTCAAGGTAGCTTTTATCGGGGCCGCTGGTGCTGTTCCCACGATATCTCTTACCCCTCTCGTCACCCAAGTCACGCCCGAGAACGTCAAGTGTTGTAACCGTGCCTACGGTGTAAGTTTGGCTACCCCATTGACTATTTCCGCTACCTTTCCAGCGGCTCCCGGCGCTTGATTCATTAATGTTTAAAATGCAAGATCATGCGTTACAAAGAACTGATGAAGGATTACCACTCAAAAGGGATGGTATCCGAAAAAAAGATGTGGGAGGCCATAGGAGAGCTGGACGAGGCGATGGAGTGTCTAAAGGAAAAAGATCCCGACACGTATGACGAGGCCATACGTGATATACATGAGGTTTTTTGCGGTCCTCATTATAATGAGCATTTCGCTAAGATGGACGTGGCGGCAATGCACCATAAAGGCAAGTCGGGGGAGGATAAGGGTGAGCACTGGAACATCCAGCAAGTAACCGCCGTCGCTAAAGGCATGAGCGTACCGGGCAACGCTAACATATGGGATGTGTACGTCGCTCTTAACGCGAACTGGCACGACAAGGAGGTGAAGTTCTCGGAATGGTTCGGTCCGGACGCCGAGAAAAAGATCATCGATGATGCGATCAACTTCTACTTCTTGGACGATGACGCTCCGGAAGGCAAGGTCTGGATTTACATGTGTGCCATGGATGACTAAGAAAACCAAAAATAAAGGACACGCAAAGAAGGAATCCGCAAGACGGGAGATAGACCGCCTCACGGATTCCTTAGATTTCGAGCCTGTCAACTTTTACGAGGTGATGGCTCGGATTAGACACTTGATGTGCCTGTTATAGCCCAATATCGATTAATAACCCACTGAATAGATGAGCGTAATACAGAGGTTGTGCCTCTTTGGGATTGTTAGGGTTTCCCCATATTTAAGTCTATCTGCTGTCAAGGATTTGAATTTCTTCATGCTAATTGAACTATCATTCCGTCTCCAAACTATCCGAATATTCCTTTTAGGCCTCCATTAACAGCGCATCTTTTGGCTTCATTTGATGGGTGTACGTATACATCAAGTGTTGTACTTATATCCGAATGTCCTAGAATTGTGGATACTGTTTTAACATCGACTTTATTCTCAATCAAGGTGCTCGCAAAAGTATGTCGTAATCCATGAAATTTAATGCAATAATCTAACTTTACTTTTTCAAGAATAAACAATCTATAATATGTACGTAAAGTTCTAGGTTCGATAAAGTTTTCGGAGCAAGTGCAAACATAATAATCTGGCTTACATATGGCATAGAACTTTTTCACAATGGGTAAAATATTTTTAAGAATAGGTATGTACCTATCTGATGAACTAGTTTTAGGAGTTCCTATCTCAACCACTGTCTTTTTTCTGTCGGTGCCAATATTTTCGGGAAGATATATACGCTCTATAGTTTTATTGACATGAATTGTACTGCCAACAATATCTATATCCCGCCACTGTAATGCGCAAATTTCACCAATCCTCATGCCTGTGCATATTGTTAATAAAATGCCCAAATTGCGAGGTGATGGATTATTCATAACATACGCAACTATTTTACGATATTCTTCTTTCGTATAACGCTCTAATTTGGGAATGACAACCTTATTATTTGTTGGCCAAATAACCTTCCAAGTCGTATCGGGTACATTGATGTCCAATTCATCACCAGCGAATCGAATAAGCATCTTTATGACTATAAGGATATCTGAGCAATATTTCTTTGACTTAGTGCCCGAATCAAGAAGTTCATAAAGAAATGTTGTAACAACCTTCTTACTCATAGTCTCCACATCTGTAGATCCAAATCGAGGAGCCAGTATATTTATATATATGAGCTGATAACAGCTTAGTGTTGATCCCTTAACTTGTCTTCTCTTGATAGACAACCACTTATTATATACATCATTTAATTTCATAATTCTTGTACTATTTTGGCATTAGTATCTGCTTTTATTATTTCCGAAAAGGAAAGTGTATCATCTTTGCGATTAAGAAGGATATACTTCTGCTTAACTTCTTTTGTTAATACATCCCCGTGATAAACATATCCCATAATTCCTCTGATCGATAAGTTTAAAAGAAGTATAGGAATTGATCTATCAGATAATTCCCAGCATGATACAATATTATGAGATGGGAAATGCTCCCATGGTAATAATTTCATACAACGTTGCCACCAGTCCGCAATAATCATAGATCCACTTCCGGCAGTAGGCTCATGTAGACTCCCGGTTTGAGATGTTATTAATGAACATAATACTCCAAGAGAATTTGGAGTAAAATCTTGTTTTTTTTGCTTTCTTTCAGATAAATCGCTTTCGTAAAATTCTTGAAACCAGTCATAAGACAGATCGTTATCGTTAAGTCTAATCAACTCTCTGTATATTTTATTCCTATCTTCTAAATCCATATCTAAAATTTTAGTAACGGCATTAGGCAAATCCATAAGGTCTTTTATTAAAAACACCTTAAATAAGTCGTCTTTATTCATATCGTTTATCGAGCTGGTTAAGAAATGTTTTATTATATTTTATTCTTGCTGAAAGCATTTTTTTAGCGACCCCTTGTATATATCCTATTATAGATTGCGGGAAGACGCCATTTTCCACATTATCAATTGTTGCCATAATCGCACTTATAGCTAATTCGTTCGCTTCTTCATTAGATACCTTCAAATGAAACTTGCAATAACTTTCTATCTCTTTAATATAATCCATCATAAATAAAGGATGATTATTTTTTTTCAGGCAATCAATTAGTTTTTCATACTCATTAACATCAACTGGATATTTACACTTGACGCTAAATTTTTTGTGCTTTTTATAAAAAGCGTACCTATTTATCCCATCTCCATTATTATTGATAACAATATCTTTAGGTATGTACAATGGGTTAATATTGTTTTTGGCCGCATATATTAGGCGTTCACGTCTAAAACAATGCCTAATGCCATCATCCATTAATACAGATATATTAATACAACTGTTTTCCTTATTTGTTTTTGAGTTGATTATTTTTAAATCAGAAGTGACAATATAAGATGTTCCTGGTATATTTATAATTTCGTTCATATTCATATCTTCTTAATCATGAGCCTTCCCATGAAGGCTCGGTTAATACTATTCCCCAAGATCGGGTATAGGCATCCAAAAATCATATTCGCTAACTATCATATCGGTTCTTTCGTCTTCGTTTACCCTCCACCAGATCGATTTCATAGAATAATACATAAAGCCGACATAGAATCTATATTCATGATATATGACAACTTCTGTGTTACATTCAGGCAACCGTTCCTCAACGCTTATCCATGGTGATTGCTTTGCCTGCCATTCGGCACCTGCTTTGAAAGCTTTAAAGCTGGCGCTTCTTACTGGTAAGCCTTTTGTTATATCACTTAGCGCAAATTCCTTTGCCGCTACTTCTACTGCTTGTTCCATTTCAATATCTCTTTCCATTGTTAATGCTTATTGTTTAAATTCCCAAAACGAAAGCTTGCCTTTCACGCCTGTTATCGGCTTGTCAAACATTACAGGGTTTGCCAATACCCAATTATAGACAACCTTTCTGCCTGTAATATTCTCATGCAGTTTAGGATTCATGCCGACTGTGTAGTTTTCTGTTTTCTCTGCCCAAATGGATGAATGATTTACTACGCAATCCACAATCTCTACGCTGCCAATGATTGTACCAAAAGGCAGATTACCAAACATTGTTTCTTTAGCAATCGTACCAAATGCAGCCTTCATTTGGGCATCAGTTAAATCGACGCTAAACTTTTTACCATGAGAACCGGCAGCATGAATAAGCACACGTCCACGATAGTTAGTTCTCCAAGTACGATTCTCAATGTCTTTGATATCGTGGACTATCAAGGAGGCCCACGGTTGTTTGATGGTTATTGCTTTCATTTTTAACCTCCTTTTACCAATTCTAGATTATCATAAACATTACCTATTACTTTAATTTCTCTTTTATAATCAGTCCACCAGCAAGGACTAACTTGCTGCCAATAACGAGTTTTAAGATCACAGTCCAAATCTGTAAGATTAGCCAAGCAATAACTCGCCCATTCATCTATGTACCTGATCAATTTAGGATATTTGCCATTCACGCTGATAATGTCCCCCTCGTAAATCTCCTTTCTGCTCTTGTCTTTTAAGCCTGTGAACTGGCCTATAGTTGTTTCATCGCACATAACTCCAGACAATTGAAAGAAGTGAGTATCACCTCTAAAATTATACTCTCTCTCAACATACAGTTCATTCTGCTGGTCTATAATGCAATAGTCGTCGGCTTGAACCAATCCACCATACGCCCATTTATTATTATCAATACGCTTCGCTCTGAATTTAATCTCACGCATTTGATCCTCCTTTCTCTAAAATATCATCACAAGCCTCACCATCACACCTTACCGGCTTTTGATGGAAGGCGCACCAAGCGCCCCCGTTTGCGTCTTCATCCTCGATAAGTCGGCAATCACCGCATTTATCTGTTAGGTATTTCTTGTCAAGGTATCCTTCCTTGATAAGCCATTCAATCATATTCACAACAGCATCTAAGACATTCTTTTTCATAACCTCATGCTTGCAGTCGTATCCCAGTTCTGTGTATTGGATGAACCAATACACGCTATCTTTTGTGATTTCCAAACTTAAATCGGGTCGGTTGCGTTGTGAAATCGTGGCAGGAAGCATGTTTATCAGCTTGGATAGAGACCAAGCCGGGAATGCCATATCTTGACCCACGTGCCCTTCAATCCTTCTATATTCAAATGCGACCGGCAATTCAAACTCATCCAAATACATGTCCGCCGTCTCCGGTCTCACCCCGGCCTCTAATAGGCGTGATGATTGTTCTTTGGTTGTGCAAATTTGATTCATGATTTCTATTTATTAGCAAAATTTTAAATTCCATCTTTTCCCTTTAAGATTAGGGAAATGCCTTAATATCTCATCTTCAAGTTCCTCCTCTGAGAACAGGGGAATTCTATGGTTGTACATAATATTCCCCATATATTTGCCTTCGCTATACACATGAATGGTTTTCTTTATTTTCTTCATGCTTTATCCTCCTTCTTGTTGATCGCCTCATGAAGCGAATTATACACCCGGGCGAATATTTTTCTTTGCTCTTTGTCTTTTAATGAGTCCGCAAACTTGTGCATGACCATCTTCTTCTTGTTATCCCAGATTATCCGTGCCTTATCCACGCCGTCAACAAACAATATATGCGGATATTTACCCCATTGTATCAATATGCCATTATCGATAAGATCTGTAATCTCCTTTGGCATTAGCTCTTTATTACGGGCCATGCCTATGAGCTTACCTTCCTCTCGCTCTATGGCCGACTTGGTTTTGTCTATCTCCTTTTGGAGATTAGATATAGCGTTGTTCTGCCTGTCCCATCTTCGCATAGTGGCCGGGCCGTTCCTCTTATCGTTGAGAGGTTGCCCGTTAGCGGAGGCTACATCCCCAAAGTGTTCGTTGATCTTTTTGTCTAATTTATCCTCTTTCTTTTTAAGAGAGGATTTTAGTATCTCTAGTCTACTCATATTTATCCCTCCTGAATAATTACGCATTCTATCTCTTCGTCCCATGTTACATCCACCGGATCGTACTCATACTCTCCATCGGACGTGCGGATCATTACCTCCGCTTCCGGGTCTTGCTCTTGGAGAAGAGCGATTAGTTCTTTATTTCTCATAATTTTCTCCTGTTGATTTAAGGGGGTACCCCTTGGACGGAATACCCCGGGTAAGTATTAGTTCTGCTCGGCAAGTTTCTTGAACTCCCCAAGCAACATATAGATCGTGGCGATATCGTCCTTGAAACGATCCACCGTTTCCTCGTTGATGCACCATGAGTAATTGAATACAAGGTCTGTCAATTGTTCGCACATTTCCGATGGATTGATAACCTTGTTAATGAACTCGTTGAAGGACGTGAAATCGTATTCTTTAGCCTGCATAGCTCAACTCCTCCATCTTTGAAAATCCCAATACTAACATAAGAGAATCGAATTTGTCCACATACCACTCCGGTTGAGTTTCCTTCGGGTTGTTCTTGTTTATCTGATTCTCTCCGTATTCGAGTCCTTTCTTGGATATGGAGTTGAAATATTTGATCTTGCCTTTAGATGATTTACGTGATATACGTTCGATATATCCTAGCTCGATAGCCCTTTTGTAGAATTGATTCCGTGATACCTTGTAACCTTTCTCGTTGAGTAGATCGGTAGCCGACTTCATCACTCCCTTTGACGGTACGTAATCGGGCAATGGTAATCCAAGTGGCGTGGCTACCTTCTCCAGTAATGACAGCTTGGAAACGTCATTGAGGTTCAGCATCTCGCTTACACCTTTCACCCATTCGATTCCGGCACGTACTTTTGTTGGGGTAACGGACGATGGTCTGGATTGGCTAATTGATTTGCTTTCTTTCAGTCTTTCCTCGCAAGCGATGAAGTAACGGCGGGCTTGCTTCCCTTTCTCGCTTCTTTGTATCATTGATACTTCTTTCGCCATGCTTAATGTCATTGCGTAATCTTGAAGTTCTTGATTCGCAAGGGTGTTAAATACTTTACACCCTACATAGTCCTTGTTTTCGTCGAAACCGTACTGTAGTTGCCGATCAAACCAAGACTGGAATCTTTCTGTACAACCTAAAAAGTCGTACAAAGCTCTTGCGCTAACGGCTCTTTTACCGTTGCTTTCTGTGATGGGGATTAACGCCCCTACGTTTGTTGTAATTTCTGCCATTTTTGAAGTTCTTTAGGCATTACAGGAAAGTTTTGTGCTGCATCCCTATTTAGCAGGGCAAGCGAAAAGCGGTTGCTTCCGACCCGTTGAACTTCACCACATAGGCAGTGGGCGCATTAACGCTCCACACGGGAGAAACAACCGCTATATCATATAGATGCAACGATCTTACAAGCATAAAAAATGCCCGCTATATACGGCAGGCTTCCGCTTGCCTATGTGTATGAAGTTCGCTGCAAATATACCACTTCTTTCCAAAACGCCAAATGAAATCCTTGAAAAATTATCCCGCCCTGTCGAAAGCCTTCTCAAAGACCTCCGGCCTTAGCAAGGCGTTGCTTATCGCCGTGAACGCCTTCACGATCCCGGGCTGCTCATTTAAGTTTATTCTCACGTCCTTTCCTGTGACCTCGCTTGATAACCGGTCGCTCAGGTACTCTACCTTGTCCAATGCCAGAAAGGACAGGGGATTGTACGCCAACGGGACGATCCCCCGCATCCTTTCGCCGAAATCGTATATCGTGATCCTAGACATCTGCGCCAGCATATTTATCGTGGATGACAAGGAGCTATCCTGTTCGCCGAACCGGATACCCCGTGATCCAGCAATATCTGGCTGATCGTGTAGTAATACCGGTCTATATGAGGCTGCACGTCCTCCTCCATGCTTTGCGTTATCTCGGCGAACGCCTCCTTGTTGGCCTTGGCTATCCGGAAGATGTTCGTGTTATAAGCGTTTATCCCCCTCTCGATAGCGTTAGCCGTCCGTTTTGCGTTATGCCTGTAGTGTTCGCTATTCCTTATGGCCTCCATGAGTGATACCGTGTAGTTATACACTTGGTCGTTCAAGAAAAGCACCATGTAGGTTAGCGAGGTGACAAGTCCGTTCGTGTCCTTGTCGATCTCTTCCCAATCGTTGTATTGCTTCATGACTTATTTATCTAATTTGATTTGGTACAGGTGGAAACAATTCTCGTGCAGGTTAACAAATTCCTTACGTGGAGGGAATATCTGCGCTACCTGCATGCTGTCCGGCATAAACTTGTATCGTATCTCTTTCAGTTCGTAATATCCGAGCGTGTGATTGGCGGATACGGACAGATGCCATTCACCCATTTCCTTATTTATGAGAATATCCTTTCCTTTGTAGGTGAACATGCCCGTCTCGTAGACTCCGTGCTCATCCTCGATATGCTCATATATGAAATCGATCGGAAGCATCGTAAATGCCATTGGTAATGGCCGTTTATATTTCTTCAATTCCTCATTTGTCATTTTCTCTGTTTTTTTATTTATCTCATCATAGATGAATGCATCTTTCAACTATGATGAATATCTTTCTTTAGAAAACTAAGTATATGTTGTATAACCTTGATAGTCCATCCATTGCCCAACAAACGGTATATCTGCGTATCAGAGCAATCCCATTTGTACCAATCAGGAACGGTTTGTAGCCTAGAGCACTCGATCGGGGTCAATCTCCGGATAGATGATGTCTCCACTAGGGTCATGCCATTAGCTTGTGATCCTTTATATGAGGAGGCCAGTAATGAGTTCGATTTTCCGTCTTGATCTTTCAAGTTTCTTTCTTGTCGTACACTAAGTATGGCATGGTTTCTTCCGCTTATCTCGGCTAACAAGGCCGGACATTGTCCATTCGCATCATATACCCTGTTTTGTTGATATGGCTGGATACCCCCGCTTTCCTTACTCTCATTTAACTGGATAATCCTATGGAGCACATTGTTCTGTTCCCATGCGTTTGACGATAAGGTTGGTGCCTTGCCATGGAAAACATTACCCTTATTATTGCCCCTAGGTCTTTGCAGGATCAGGTCCATATCCGAATGGTTCCCTGATCCATGGCCTCCAGCTAAGAGACATGAGGCTTTGGTTTGATCTCTCCTTAACGAACCAAAAGTATTGATGATTTGGTAATTATGCCTAGAATCAATGGATCTCCCGGTCGAACTTCTTTGGCATGTTGCCTTCCCGTTTACCGAGATAAAGGTCCCGGTGTTATTGCATGTGCCAACGGCCATCAAGGAGACCGCTTTATCCCCGTCGATCTGGGTGAATCGTTTCTCCATATGTTTATCGTTTGAGATATACCTAATGGCCTTCTCGCTCAGGTAATATTTCTCGTCAACCTCTTCCTCCAAGATATCCCTTAACAATATACCCTCGTCCTTTGGCTGCGGTATGTCGGAGTGGATCTCCCTGAACAGTCCGACCTCCCTTGTCCTTATGTTCGTCCAATACCACCGGTTCCGGTTCTGGGCCGACACCAAATTTGAGTTTATGTTGACTGGATGAACACCGCAATACTCAGTAATTACCCGCATGTGCTCTTTCTTCATGTTCACGTTCTCAAGCAAGAAGAACACATCCGGGTTCAATGCCTTCACATGGTTCAGTATGTCCACGAATACGAAGAAGAGCTTGCTTCGAGGATCATCGAAAGCCAGTTGTTTGCCGGCGAAAGAGAATCCTTGGCAAGGACTTCCTGCCAGTATGAGATCTATCGTTCCCCAATCTATCTCCCATTCCCTCCACTTGGTCACGTCCCCTAAATGTATCGTATCCGGGAAGTTCAGCCTCGTTTGGGATATGGCGAACTTGTCGATCTCGCTCGCATAATAATGCTCCGGTTCAATCCCGAGTTCTCTTAATGCGATCCTACCACAAGACATTCCGTCAAATAAGGATAAAACATTCATGTCTCTCTTGTTTTAGCAAAAACTACGCTTTCATGATCCGGCCTCATATGGGCCATGCAAGCCTTGCTGTACTCGCAATCCCTAGCTCCATCGCCCCGGAACAGGCATCCCCTGCATACGACCGCTTTCCCTTGGTATATTGCCTCGAAGCGTTTGACTTGCACCCTGTTTGTCCCGACTTGGATAACAAAGCCGGTAGGGGTGTTTCTCAATCTCTCTGTTATTTCCATGTTATCTTCTCCTGCTTTCTCCGTTTAGGATTATCACGTTAAAACTCTTGAACCTGTCCACCAGCCTAGTTCCGAACCGATTCTTGAAATCCGTGACGGATAGGTTGGAAGTGATATGATACTTCTTCTGATGGGACTGGTATATCTCGTACCTCGCGTATAGGAACTCGTCTATTACGCTGTTAAGGCTGGTGCCGTAGCTTTTCTGGTTCTCCGTCTCAAGACCGATATCGTTAAGGCAGATATCGAACGGGTTCCCTTCCATGCTCCCTTTCCCGGCCTCCTCGTTGTACGTGAACCTGTCTATGTGACCATGGATCTTGTAATAGTTCATCATCTGGGTCACGGATAGGTTTACGAAGCGTTTGGGGTTATCCGTCAATTTCAGGTAATCGGCGAATATCTGCATCATGAGCGTTTTGCCCGTTCCCGGATCTCCCACGATAAGGAGGTTCTTGTGCAGCTTATAGTTCTCCTCCGGAAATACGGACTCGGCCAACGGGCAATCGTTGAAATAATACAACAGGAATCTCAAAACCTTGTCATTCCCCCTGTCTGTCTCGAATTGCCGCCTCTCGATCCCTAGGTAATTACAACCGAGCGCCTTTATCATCCGGGCGTGGCTGATGTACTCCGTATCGTCCGAGAGATCGTACCTAGAAACGTTCTGTATAGTCCTTGCGTGCTTCTTCACTAGGTTGAACACCTGTTTTTGCTGGAGCCTCTCTTTTTCCGTAGGCCCCCGCATGGCTTGTATAGCCTCCGAAAGTTTCTTTTCTTGTTCCTCCATTATGTCTTTGATTATAAGCCCTTAGTCCTGTTCCCTGCCACCAATAGGTGAATCGTCTCTTAACGTCATCTATCGTTTTTAGCGTATCGCCTTCCCCGGTGGATACCATCCAAGCGAGGAAGTTATCCAGCTCGCCGGGAATGAGGTCATTGAAAGCGACGCTCAATCCTGATATCTGGCAAGCGTATCTGCGCCATTCCTCGTCCCCCAATAACTCATTCTTGAAATTCTCGAAAAGCGTCTCACGCGTATTAAGACTCTCTCTATTTTTATTTCCTTTTCTTTCCTTTATAGGGTTTGTGCTTACATTAATGTCATTATTGCTTACATTAACCTTATTATTGTCCACATTAACTAGTAGGTAAGGATAATTAGATGAATCTTTTCTTCTTTTTATAGCCTTGAAATATCGCTCCTGAATACCTTTGCTAGTTAGAACACTTACCGTGCTAAACAGAGTCTGTTCAAAGAATCCCCACCTAACCAAGCGTGTTACTATCTGCTCCAGTAATTCTAAGCTAATGCCGGGTAAACCTCTAAGCAGTGACATCTTTAACGCATCATTCCACAATATGAAATACCCATTTCGGTATATCGCACAAAGCAGCTTTATAGCGGTGATCTCACCCTTAATGCCAAATTCACCCGATATTGAGCCTATTTTTTCATCAGAAAAGAAATCAACATCGAAAGGGAAATAGTCTAGCCCTTCTTTATTTGGTCGTGCCATGTTTATTTCTCCATAATTTAAATTCTTCCATTGTCATATTGCTTTTCTGTAAATTACATTTCTCACATAATACTTGAAGATTGTCCAAAACTGTAAAGCCTCCTCTTGATACAGGAATAATATGATCTATGCAGAGTTTTTCAGAACATCCACAAACAGCACAATATCTACCGTCTCTTTCAAATACTTTTCTTTTTATACTGTCATTTAGTTTCATGGCCTCTTCACGAATTGCATCTCTCATTCTTGAGCTTATTCCATGATTCTCTGCAAAAAGATATATTGCTCTGCCACCGATTGGAATGCGCTTTACTATTGTTCCATCAAGTGCATAAATGATATCATGCTTAATTTTGAATTTTCGAAGTTTATCGCAAGAAGGCATCATTTCATTAATTATATCCCCATCTTCAGAATAAAAGGATACTATCCGTTTCCCTTTAATAGTCTTATTTAACATAGATAGCTCCTTGGGGGTAAGCTTGCTTAGTCCTCTTTTCATACAGTTATCTAAATGATTATTATAAAATAGAGAGGATTTATTATCCTCTCCCATATGTTATTTCTCTACCTCCGATACATTCAATCGTGTCGGTTGCCTCAAATCGTGCCGATTGTATTAGATCAAGCCACGCTTCGCACTCCGAGAATGTCCGGGCTGCTTCCCACATTTCATTAGAAAAAAACTTACGAGAGAGCATAATGAAACCCTTATCCATATACTAAAAATCAAAATCCGGAGACTCGCCGCCCTGCAAGGACTTTAGTTTCTGGTCTACAAGGTGGTTTACATCCCATATATTTACAGGTTGTATTTGCAGGTTCTCCGCCATTTGCCTTGCTACTTCCTCGGAGACAGGATTTATAGCGTATATGGCCCCCGATGAGAGAAAGCGGGTGAAACCGGGCTGGTTACTTGTATCCGGAACGTCTACCCGAAGCATATTGGTACCGGCCACATTCTGTTCCGTACATCTTCCCGCTATCCTTGAATGGCCGAATAACTCGACCACGCACCATAAATCAAATTTCTCTTGTTCCATATTATTTTCTATTTTTAAAAGTGTTACAAAATCTCGTGGAGTTAGCTACCCGTCCAGCATCATGTATGATGCACCAAACGCATAGCCCCTTGTGAGGATGTCCGTTGGCGCAATCGCCACATTTCACCTTTTCTTGCTCGTCTTTCTTCTTAGCCATTTCAATCCTTTATGCCTTTCTGATCCCTCAAATCCTTTATTCGTTTCTTGTAATCTTCGATCATCAATTGGTAATCGAATGCCGAGAGTTTAGAGATAGAGTGCTTTTTCACCTCAAGCTCGTTAATTACTTTTATGCCATACTTATTTATCAAGCCCTTGGCATAACCGATGTTGTTGCCCTCGTCGAAACGGTTGCAAGACCTGCATTGAGCGTTGCAGTTTCTCTCGCTGTATCTGGTACCCATATGTGACCGGTTGACGAAATGTCCGCAATCTGCCTCTTTCCAATGCACGATCTTCCCACAGCTTATGCAACGGCAATAACCGTTGTTGTCAGCATCCCTTATTCTTATAAATACGGAGAATATACGGTCTAGTCTGTTCTTTAAAGAGGTTATGTTCTTTACTTTTCCCATGGATGTTTTCTTTTTTCGTTTATTAATAAGAATCCTGCCAAGATCACTGCTATAAGTCCGAGTATTGCGGTGATAAGGTATATGGCCATTGTCAAGTGATCTAAATCTTGTATTGTTCCCATGATTATATGTTTGTTATTCGTGGACGGTGCCGGGATCGAACCGGCCTCTTTACGTCATGCGCACTCCGTAACGTTTCATCCCGGAATACTTACCGCCCGAAATCCCCGCATATCCTCACGGGCGGCGGGGATAATCATTACTAAACTAAATCTAATACCATGAAAAACACACTAATATCAATATCAAACCTCTAGCTCTTCAATTAAGAGTTGTCCACATCCCATGAACCATACTTGGGAAGCTGGTGATTTCTGGAGCAAGGCGATCTCTATTGCGGCCTCCTTGAACTTGCTCTTGTCATGCCCGGCCTTTTGCCTGATGAAGGATTGCGTTCTCGTAATGAGATCTCCGTCCCCTTCCTTGGGATCACGGGTTATGATATCCTTGCACTCTCTCATCTTATCCTCTATTGATTTAGAGGTGTCGGACAATGATTTCTCTATCTCTTTTTTATCGATATCTACAACTCTCTTATTGACATCCGCGTTGAACGGGAATACGTCCATGATCATTGTCTCCGTGACAGAGGCTATGGTATAATCCGCCAATGTACCCTTCATTCCATCTTCCAATACGGCGATGGCCTCTTTCAGCGTAGTGGCTTGGGCAAGCATTTGTGCGGCGGTTTTCTTTTCCGCTCCGCTCTTCTCGTCCAACGTTATAAAATAAACCTTGATCTTATAGAACCGGTCACCATTCTCGTTGAAGAATAATTCGGATAAACGAGCTCGTTTAATGTCTGTTACCGTGAACTCACCCGTGATGAAGGGGCGGATCTCCTCGGTGATTTTTGCTTCCGCTTCCGTAAAACTTAAGCTATCAACTAAATATTCTTCTGTTACCCGTTTTTGATTGCCATTTTCTAATAATTTTTCAAATGACACTTTACATGAAAAATATGTTCTTGCCATAATTATTTATTTTTTATAAATTCCCACCTAAAACCTCCAGCTTGTCTATTTTTACCTTGACATACGCAAGATATGTTTTGACTTTTTATCCCTGTTGATTTGGCCGCTTGTGATATTGATTCAAATTCTCTTATATTATTTCCTTTATTATCAATTTGAATAACAGGTTTACCCGGCGCAAATTTCTTTTTTAAAATATCTCTTCTGTGTATCTGGTTTTCAGAAGAGTCACACCATTCTATATTTGATAGATTGTTATTGGTCTTATTTCCATCAATATGATTTACTTGATTTTTGAAAATATCACGGGGTAGGAACGATTTAGCTACTAATCTGTGAATAAGAAAACGTTTATATTTCCCATTCTTAAATAGTGTCACTGTTAGATATCCTTTACTATGCTTGCCAAGCGATAGAATTTGGGCATTTCTTTTATATCTTCCAGTCCCTTTACTTTCAAATATCCTTTCCTTAGACCTAACTCTACCCATATTAGAAACTTGATATAACCCTTCGTATCCAACTATATCTTTCCAAATTTCATCCATATTTATATCATGTATTGTGCATATTGTTAATAGTTTACGTTGTACTTCTTTCTTTCGTATTGTGGGATATACCCCTTGCAAGGGGTGTTCCCAGTAAATAAGACCGGTTCCGGCCTTACAGTTTCCCCATCTTTTTTAGACGGGTCTTTCCAATGCTTTTGTCGTTGATGGCAAAGGCAATGTCTTTTAGAACATGCCTCATTGAGGCAGAATATCAGTTCTTTCATCTTGGATTATTTTTTCGAGTTTCTTTAGATCCTTTTTGGCTAATCTTACGGTATCAGCTATCCTTGGTCTTCCCTTGGAATCCACGTGTTCTAGGATAACTGATAGATGGCGGGACAGTGTTTTAATGAAAGACTCGGATAGCTGGTACCTTTTAACCATGGCCGTTATTTTTTATAAAAACCTTGGAACCTCACGATACCTAGATACTCGGGAGATTTCATTAGTCCGTCCCCCATGCCGCCCAACGTCTCGGCTCCCGGCTCGTCAAGGACAACCTTGGAGTCAATCTCCTTAGGTACACGGAAGCATATCTGTACGGGGAAATTCACCTTAGCGTCTCCCGTGATCACGTTAACCGACGCTCTTTGCGTAGCTGCCATGATCCGGAACCCAAGCGATCGTCCCTTTTGTAGCAACATCTTCAGATTCTCCTCCAATGACTTTTCACGACCGACCGTGCGTAGTTCCATTTTAGGCTCGAGGAACCCGAAGGCGTTCTTTCGCTGGCTAACCTCGACCATTTCCTTTATGTCAAGTTCCGTTCCCGATCGGGAGGACGCTACCGCGTCGGCGAACTCATCGAACACCACCAGCGTTTTCCATGATGCCCTCGATTTAGCCCTTTCCTGCATATCCTGTACGAGTTCTTTCATCTTGGCCTCTATTTCTTCTATATCATTATAGACCTTTATGTATTTCTCGGAGGAATAATTACAGAACTCGTATTTCGGATCGAAAATTACGATGTCCCGGATACCGGCTAAGCGGGCGTATTCTATCGTGGATATGATACACACGGATTTACCGCTACCGGTAGCTCCGCAAATCAAGGCGTGAGGCGTGGAGTTGTTATCGAGATCCCACACCACGAGCCTTCCGAAGTTATCCGTTCCTATGGGAATCCTCATGCCGTCGATATACTTCTTGTCCCAGTACAAGGACTTGGTTCTTTTCTTCGGTGATTCTATGGAGAGGTAGGATTTTCCCTCATACACCATAAGCTCGTTACCCATCCTTATGGATGGCACGTCCAGCGCGTTCGCTATGTCTAGCTTGTATTTCATCACTGTCGTGATCTTTGTCCCAGCGGATACCTCTAGCAGATACGTGTCTGACGAGTACCCGTTAATCTCCTTGGCCACGTTCACGATCACCCCGAATGTCCGTAGGATATGCTCTATTTTCTCGCTGTTTGTCATATTACTATTGGATAAATCATATTGAATGAATGAGGAAGCGTTCCTCTTGAACTCGGATATTACCTTGGGGTTTACCGATCCAAGGGAAGCGTCCCGTATTTTTTTCTGTCTCTTCGATATCAATTCCTTCTTTGACTCGGGCACGTTGAAATCATCGACCTCCGCTATCAGCGTCTTGGCCCAGAAATTATAAAGCTCGGCCCTGTCCACGAAGTTGTCGCTATCGTTGATCATGTACACGTAATCCGGATCGGACACGGCCTCTATCATCCTTTTTAGCGGCTCGTACAATATGGCCTCGTAAAGCTTCCTCGTGTCGTTATCGAGATTGATCACGAATTTCTTCAACTGGGAGGAGCCGTCCTTGTTTTTCGAGATCTTGTTCTCCACGAACCATACCTCGTCAACATTCTCCCCGAAGCGGGACTCATAGCACTTGACGTAGGTCATCGCCTGTTTCCCGCAGGTAAACGTTAGCTCCTCGTCATCGGTGAACTTGGCCCTTGACTTATGGTCTATGATGACCGTCCGACCGCTTTCCGTCCTTATCGCCAAGTCTAGCCTAGCGTGGCAGGGCAGGGGGATGTCCACCCCGTTTACCGTTACCCATTCCTCGCACCTTGATTCCACGGCGATTATCTCCTTGATACCGGAAAGATAGATATCCTTCTCCCCGTAGAAGTTATTGATAAGCCTCGTGGCGTTCTTGGTGGCCTCGATCTTGCATTCCTCTACGGTAGGTGTCGTTTTCTGTATCTTCCAATCATTCGGGTGTACCTCCTCTATGTATGAGAACGCTACCCTCTCCATTTCCGTGATCGGTATTATTTGCCCCTTGCGCTGTAGCTCCATGAAGAAATACTCCAAGGCCGAATGATAGGCGTTACCCGCTACCGTGCTGGAGGATGATCTGGATCTTTCCCGGTAAATCTCCCGTTTCTCGAACTCCTTCTCGTTCCGGGAGAAAGAGGCTACCTTGCTGTAACTCCAAGAGTCAATAAGGTAGTTTGATAAATGCTCCTCCAGCTCGGCGTTGGTATAGGATGAGTACTTGTTCATGGCATGTCCTCTTTGTTTTTGCCCTTAGACTGTCTCATCGCCTCCTTTTTTTGATCGACATCTTTCTTTGTCTCACGAATTGGAAGGATTAGATCGTTTACCGTGGTATCCCCGTCCTTTAACGCTTGTATGATCCCGATCAGCATGGCGATCTCGTCGGGGCCTATCTGATTGCTGGTCTGTTTGCCGCATAGCTTAATGACCTCCTCTTCCGTTATGGCGTATTCGTTCTTGAACTTGTTGATGATATTAGTTCTCGTTTTTAATATCTTGTCAGCGTCGGATAGATCCCCCGTGATGAATTTTTGGGCGGCTTGATAGACCCTGTCCACTATGGCCTTGGGGATAACGGCGAATACGGAATTGCGATAAGCTATGGAGTTGGCGGCGTTTCCCGTTACGGTAATCATGTCGTCTGAGTAACGTTTCCCCTTGCTATCCACTATGCTCCTGCGAACCTCGAACGCGGACGCTACGTTTGTCTCCAGATCCCAGCATGTACCCCTGCTGATGATCTGCTTGTCCGTTATCTGGATAACCTTGGCCTCAGTCCTGATATTACCCCAATTGGATACGATTATCTTGGCGAGGTGTACGGATGGCCCAGTAATAGGTTTCCCTCCTCTTGGCAAGGCATAACTGCATGACCTTGCCGTGTCTTGATTCATCGTGGCCATTACCACGGAATTATCAATACTCCTTCTGATATCCCTAGGATATCTTTTCGCGGTCGCAACTTGTGAGTCCACGTTTGCTCTCTCAACCGCATCTACCTGTAAAATTTGTACTTCATGGCTTTCTGCTGGAAGTACCTCGTAACTGCTTGATTCCATGATTATTTATTTTGAATGATTTTCTTTACCAATATAAAGTGCTGGTTTCCCAATCTCGTTGATACCGATCGTCCTCGGATTCTGTTTCCTCCTCCCCGTCGTACTCCGGTTCGCCGTCGGGGTCTTTGATGTAGATGTCTCTCATGCGATCCTCCGATAAGCAATGCCTTGGGGCTATTGCATTTCTTTAAATACCCCTCCATCTAATTTGTAATATGTATCCGCCTTTATCTTCTCCCCGTCAACAAATTCCGTTTTTACGCAAACGGGGATATATCTTTGCTTTTTATCCGAATAAGACCATTCGGATAGTGTTATCCATGATCCTTTTGAGGCTTTTGCTACTGAGTTAATACCTGCGCACATGATGACACAGTCTTCGCCAGTGCTGTCAATCTTGGCATTGTTGCCGGACGAACCGATCTGGGCATTGTTGCCGGACGAACCAATCTTGGCTCCGTCGCCAGACGAGCCGATCTGGGCATTGTTGCCAG